AAACAATTGCATTTATGAAAAATCCAGTTGTTTTAGAAGCCGTTGCTGTAGCAAAAGAATCAATAAATCCTTCTTTACAAAAAGCTATAGTTGGGCCTTCAAAAGGTCAAACTGTAACTGAGATGAAGTCTGAAGACTTAATAGCTTGGGCTAAAGGAGAGAAAGAAATGACTCCCGAAGAAAGAAAGTTGATGCAGGATAACTTAAGGTTTTTCCACATGAATTCTATTTCTTTAAAGAATTTGTATGACATGGTTACTCCTTTTAAAGTAGATAAGAAGAGTACAATGCATGCTAACATTGCAATTCTTGATAAATTAAATTTTTATTCTAGTTCTTATGGAACAGGTAGCCAAGAACGACTATGGGGAGGACCTTCTCTTTTAAATAAGTTTATTACTGGAGATGCGTATCCATCTACAAGAGAGTACTACAAGCATATTAGAAAGAATATTCAGGTAGCAGAGCAATTTGGTCTTATAGGTACACAGCCTGCAGTTACAGCTGCTAAACGACACATCTTAACTACTGTAGGTAAAGGATTCTTTAATGAGCAAGAGCATAGAGATATGAATTACTCAATTGCTCATTACATTGCTACAATGCCTGGGTCTCCTATCTTTAATGATGGAGTTGTTTTTGACAAAAATGGGAATGTAACAGAAAGTAATCCAGGTATTATGTCTGAGAGTACTGTGCGTAGAGTTCACCTAGTCCCTGAAGGAAACATTGCTCAAAATCTTGCAACAATTAAAGAGTTGTCAGATTCAGGAAATGTAGCCATTTTAGATCTTATTGATCCGAAAGAAACTAATATTAATGGGAGAGTTGTGCATTCTGTAACGTTTAATGCTAAGCAATCTAAAGAAGCGTCGGAAAAAAATAGACTTTCTAGAGAGTGGGAGCTTATGATATATGAGCCCGCACTTCTTTTCCCTTCAGCTTCTCCTGAACAATTAGCTATTGTAAAACGATTTGGTAGAGATCTTTTAACAAACGAGATTATTACTAACGAATTTCGTCCAGGTCCATCTTCTATGTTTGAGTTGATACCTAATAAAATGTTAGACGATTTAGGTATTTCAGAGCATCAATCTAAGATTTTAAATAGCTTAGGGGATGCAACATCTCTTTCTGATTTTACAGATAATTTTAATAGTAGTTATGCACTTAGGACGTACGGAGGTAATACATTGTATCCTAAAGTAAATGGAGATCCTTCCCCAAGTATAATAAAGCAGACATTTCAAAAACATACAGCTATAATTATAGAAGACGCTGCTACTGGTGAAGCTGCAGTATACCGTATATCTACAAAAAGAATGCCTGAAAAAGGTAAGACTTATGAGTGGGTAAAAGTTGTCCCTAAAGGATTTAAAGGATACAGTGAGTTAAATGTTAGAGATGACCGTGGAGCAGATCCATTAGGTAGATCTAAAGGGTTTCTTGCTTTGTCAGCTGTGCCTATAACTAATCCTGCAGAAAGTGATTGGACTCAAAAAGTAGACTATTCTGGACAACCTGATGGTGTAGTTGGTGTTGAAACTTCTGAAATTAAGAGTGAATGGAATGCTCCTGGACCTACGTTATCTGCTATAGCTAATAAGACAGATTCTACTCAACAACCTAGTGAGGTTAAAACATTTGATTCACTTGGTAGTGAGCTTGAGTTATTTGGAAATGAAATACAATATAAAGTTAATGGTTCATTATATGAAGACTATGATACAGCAGAAGAAGCAGCAGAAGCTTTCAAAGCTTTATCTAAACCAACACAACAAAGTAGTAAGAAGACCTTAAATAAAGAAGAATTTGAAGAGGCGTCAAGAGCTGCAATGGAAGAGGAAACATTTTCTTCTTTACCTATTGCTGAACAAGTGGAAGCACAGCAAAAAATTGTTGACGCTATTCGAAGAGAGTTAGATAATGCTGAACAGGGTTTTGATGACTTTAGCAGCATGCTTGCTGAGCAGCTTACAGAATCTTATAATCAAGCTGTTGAGAAGCTTGCAAAGCTTTCTGCTGAACAAGCAAATAACGAAGGCAGATTATTTTCTAGAGATCTAGGAACAAGTGCTGCAATATCAGAAAGTGCATCTAATTCTACACGTAAGGTAAATAAGTTACGTAGAGTGTTTGCAAACGCAGGCATTATGCTTAACATACAATTTAAGTCTTTACCTAAAGGCACAAAAGGTATGGTGCAGGGTAAAGAAATACTTTTAGATCCATCTCAACTTACTGAGGATACTGTGTATCACGAGTTTGGGCATATTTTGGTTGACATGCTGCCTGCGGATCAGAGGAAGGCGTATGTAGCTATGATAGTGAAAGCCGACCCTGTGTTAGCTGAGATGGTTAGAAAGATGTATCCGGAATTAACTGAAGAGCAGTTAGGAACTGAGATACTTGTTACAGCTATTGGAATGGAGGGAGCAAAGTTAGAGAGACAAAATCCTTCACCTATCCAAAAGATAATCAATAAGATTCTTAGGGCACTTGGTAAGATATTTGGGGTTAGACCTAATGTAGCTGCTGAATTAGCTGAGAAGATGTTTGCTGGGGAGATCAGGGAGCTGTCACTGTCCGGAGTGTTTAATACTAAAGCTCAACAGTCTAGAGACTTGAATGAAGAAATATCAAACTTATCTAGAGATGCTTTAATTGTTCTTGAGTCAGATATAATGAGACTTGAGAGTATGCCTGAATCGGATATGCGTAAAAAAGATGTACGCCGTTTGCGGGAGCTCAAGAAGTCTGCTTTAAGATTAAAAGAAAAGAAAGATACATTATCAGTAATTTTAGAATTACATGAACATGCAATCGTTCGTATAGACAGAGCTACAAGAGTTTACAATGATGTTCGTGTCAAGATGGACAACTCAGAGAATCTTTCTAAAGATGAGAAGCTAGAGCTTTTAAATAATATAAATGAAATTAAAGAAGTATTAGATAGCTTGCATGGTAGTAACAACTCTATCCTTAAAAAGATGGAGAGTGTAATGAATACTATGTCTCTTAGCGAAGAAGTTGGGGGACCTATATCTGTGATGAGATCTTCTTTACGAGACAGCATCTTTGACTTAGACAGACTAGATCTTAGCTACAGAGATACTGTTATTCCTCTTATTGCGGAAACTCTTTTAACTTACACTAATGGATCAGTAAGTCCAAAGATTCAAGCTCTTATTGATCATGCTATAGCTAATAAGGATATAACCGGTATAAACAGAAAAGATCCTAAGTTTAAAGAACTGCGAGCATCTAAAAAAAATGGTACGTTAACTCAAGAAGATTACAATGAAGAACTTCTTAAGTTAAAAATTGAACAGCTAAAAAATAAAATGCCAGAGGTTCAGAACCTGATTGATGAGATGCGTAATGCACACATTGATAAAAGTGCATTTGCTATGTGGCTAGATCCAATGGTGTATTCTACTGAAGCAAATATTCAGTTATTTTCTCTTGCACTTAAAGATGCTATCTATCAAGGAAACGCAAAAACTATTGAAGATCTACACGAGGCTGAAGAATTCTACCAAAGATTTAAAACTTTTAAAGGAGGAGACTTTAATGTTAACGAATTTAATAAGGATCTTTTAGAAGTTTTAGATAGCAGAGATGGGTCTAAGAAAATACTGTCGTTAGTACAAGAGTACGACGTTAAGGACTTCTACTCTAAAAGATCTGCTATGGAGAATCAGATTAAAGAAGAGACTGGATGGCCTAAAGATGACAAGGGAGGATTTGTTTACAAAGGAAGTCAAGAGTTTAAAGATTGGCAAAAAACAGTTACAGAACTTGAAGACGGTACGAAGAGAATTCTTTACAATGACAAATGGAATCAATACCAAGCAAAGAGAGAGAAGTGGTCGTCTGAAAATACTGTACCTGTAAGAGGGGCTCAAGAAGCTATAGACAAAATTAATGCTCGTATAGATGAAGTAAACAAAGCTATTGCTCTTATAGGTGAATCTACTTTAGCATCTGATAAAGATAAATTATATGCTTTGTATGATGAGTCATCATCATTGGCTGCAGAGAAATCATACTCTTATATATATAACCCTAATACTGGGGGGTACACATTTTCTGGCAGACTTGTTAAACCAAATAAATCGTATAGAAATCCTAAGTGGACAGCAATACAAGATAGTCCAGAGCTTAAAGAGTACTATGAGTATGTAATTAACAAGTATCAAGAGAAGCAAAAGATTACAGGCACAAGAGGTTTAGCGGTTAATGGGTGGGATACGTATTCTTATCAGATGCCTTCAGTTCGTAAAAGCGATATTGAGCGAGCTCAAAAAAATGGATTAGGTAATACTATATCAGAGCAGGTAAAAAGCTTAGCTACTATAAGAGAAGGAGAAGATGTAGAATGGAGCATGAGACTTGATTCTGCAGGAAAGCCTTCTAGAACAGTTCCTCTTTATTACATGAGCTCTATGGATGAGTCTGAAGTTTCTAGAGATGTGCTGTCAAGTGTTTTAACATTTGGGCATATGTCTCACATGTTTAAAGAAAAGTCTAAGATGTCAGGACTTGTATCTGGGATGCTTAATGCTCATGAAACAAGAGAGACTACTACTGTTAGTTCTTGGGGAGGATTTGCTAGAGATCAAGTTGCAGAAAAATTAGGGTTTGAAAATACAAAGTCTTCTAGAATAGATCCTAAAAGTAAAAATTTACGTCACCTACAAGAATTTATAGATGCTAATTTTTACGGTATGCACAACAAACAAAGTTCCCAGGATATATTTGGGCAGACTGTAGATTTAAACAAAATAGCTGGATCCTTAACTACTTTAACAGCTCTGAATAGTTTAGCAGGTAATGCTTTGCAAGCAAGTAACCAGCTTATATTCGATAACATGAATACTCATGAAGAAGCTGTAGCAGGTCAATTCTTTAATAAGTCTGATCATGCATGGGCTGTAGGAACATATGCTTCTGAAGGAGCAGCTATAGGAGACCTTGGTAAATTTGTAGCTAAGTCTAAGCTTGGTCAAGCTATGTTAATGTTTGATGCTATGATTGATAATACAGAGTCTTTAGGTAAAGACGCAACTAGCAACAAATCTCGTAAACTTGCCAGCACAAATACTTTATTTGCTTTACAACATGGTCCTGAGCATCAAACTGCAGGTGTAAGAATGCTTTCTATGATGCGTAATATGAAAGGTAAGTTGCAAGATAAAAATGGGAAGGTTCTTTTAAATGAAAAAGGTGAAGAAGCAGATCTGTGGGATATGCTCATCAAAAACAAAAAAGGGGTTTTAACTGTAGACCCTAGAGTAGCTAACTTTAGTACAAGTCAGTTCACTAATAAACTTCATGGTATATCTAAAAGAACTAACCAAATTAAAGGGGCATTTGATTCTCCTATGGCTAAGAGATACCCAGCATTAAAGTTAGCGTTGTTATTTAGGAATTACTTTATACCAGGTTGGAGAAAAAAATGGGGTCACGGTGACGGGTATCATGTTGATCATGAGCTAGGAGATGTTACAAGAGGTTCATATTTATCTTTCTTTGATATGGTTAAAAATTCTTGGACTACTAGAGCAAATCCTTTTGGTGTTTACAAATCTATGAGTTTAGTAGATCAACAAAATGTTAAAAGGACTATGTATGAAATGGGGATGTGGACCACAATGGGGTTCCTAGTTTCAGCTTTAACAGGGATGGCGGATGACGATGATGATGCTACAGCATACGCAGCATCATTTGGTGCTTACCAAGCAAGAAGATTACAGCTTGAGTTAACGTCTTTTATTAATCCTGTAGAATTATTTAAGACTTTTGATTCCCCAACAGCTGCGTCTAATATTATAACAAAATACATAGGTTTATTTAAACATACTATTAGTTTTTCAGCACCAAGTGTGCTAGGCTTTGATGTAGATGATAAAGATTTAAACTACCAAAAAAGAACTGGTCCTAATGAAAAAGGAGACAGTAAGTTTTGGGCTAAGGCTGGTAGAATTGTTCCGTTACTAGAAGGATGGAGATCTACTATGACTCCAGAGGAAAAAATAAAGTGGCTACTCAAGTAAGCAGCAGTATAAAAAAAGGGGACGTTAGTCCCCTTTCTTTTTACAACGTTTTAAGAGCTGGTTTATAATATTCAGCATCGAAACCTTCTGTTTTTAAATCAGGTTTACTATGCAACTCAGTGCCTTCAGCTAATTCAACACCAATCTTTTCCTCTAAAGAATGTTTTAAGTATTTGCTTTTAAACAGTATCTGACCTGTCTGGCCATCTGCTGCAAAATCATGAAAACTTAATATCTTTAACTTCCACATATCGTCTATCTCAGAATATTTCCCATTTACAAAAGACTCGTATGAATCTTGTGCTTCTTTGGGGACATCAAAGATGAACATTACATGATTAGGATCTGGGTCAAATCTTTCTCTAAAGGTTCTAAATGAACACAATGCAGATTCAAATTTAAGAAACAACATATCTCCAGAGTATCTATAAAGAAGAGCTATGCAATTTTTGTGTTCTTCTGTTTGTATAAATGCATTTACAAATAAAGAATCCCACATAAATAGTCTTCTATTTCCCCCAAGAAGTGGGAGAATAAAGATACTACTGTCTGTTAAAGCTGCTGTTATCAAATCATAGCATACAACTTTGTTATCAAATGTTCCTTCTACTATCTTATTTACTTTGTAAGGAGAACTAGGTGTAACCCTTACGGTTTCACCAATAGCAATTTCAAAAGGTCCTGCTTCTCCAGTACATTCAATAGAAACAATCTCATTGTTTTCTTGTGTAGGCTTGCATCCTAAAATGTCTCCTAACAATCGCACAGTTCTCCCATTCTGGGGTATCATTGTAGTTATAGGGACTTTTACCATAGCTCAGTTTGATTAGGGTCTATTTCTTCTAGCTCTAAGGAATGTACTTCTAGCTTCGGGAGAGTTAATCCTGTAGCTTTCTTAATATCTTCCTTTGTACGCAACATGTACACTAGATTAAATGTTTCATAGAATTTATGAATTCCTTCAATCATACCAAACTTTTCGACATACTTTTTTACAGTAAAACTTTCGAAATCTTGAGTTCGACCTTTCAACCAATTGTCTGCTGTCTTTTCTCCAACACCTGGTAACCCAGGAATACCATCTACAGCATCCCCCATAAGAGTTTGCTTCCAAAGAAACCTATTGGCATCTTCATTAGATGTGTGGAGGAATTCGGCAGTTCTATAATTGTAATGCATACCTACACATTGATGTAACACATCTTTATCAGGAGAACAAATAACTGTTTTTCTTTTCTCTATGTGAGAATAGTAACTAACTAAGTCATCTGCTTCTAATTCAGAAATACTAATACAATGATATACTTGACGTAAATGCTGCTCAAGAGCATAAAAGATAATAGGCTTAGGTCTCCCTTTTCTATTATTTTTATAACTCTCAGCAACAGCATATCTAAAACATCTTCCCTTAGTTAAAAATCCTGAGAATTTGTCTGTATTACATTGTTCAAGGATATGATCTATACGTTTGTCAAGACTGTCAATAGCCTCTTCTAACGTAGGTTTACCCATTTCATAGTATATAAGAGAATCAGCATCTATTAAACAGATGCTTTCATTTTTTGGAAATCTAGTTACATCAGACATCAATCGCAATATATTCTGCGGCTGTGTGTGCTTCTTTATTCCAATTTGTGATTAATTCTTCTCTCATTTCTTTCCATTCTTCATCAGTTTTTGCAGCATAGGTTGAACTATGATATATACTACCGTTTACTCCAGACAAACTAGAGTGTACGAAGTACTGCTTACATCTAATAGCTCCGTCTTGATCATCAGGAACAGCTCCGATGTGCATAGGGTCGATAAAGACATTGTGTATCTCACCACTGTACCAAGCGATATACTTAAGACCACCAACGTGTAAACCTTTTACACAAGAAGCCTCATCGTTAGTATTTACTTGAGACCAAGAGTCAAGGTAATGACTACATCCGACACGAATAAAGTGACCTAGTTCAGTACCATTAACACCTTCACAGTGAAATGCATCACCTCTATCTCCCATCATAGCTGGTTCAAAGAGTCTTTCTTCTACAGTATCAGGTATTCCATCAGAATCAATCTCCCCTGTGTTAGGGTTAAACGTACGCTTGTAACGGTCTACTTGTTCACCTGTTTCTGTATCGTATGCATGCATAACTTCTGAGGATACTTTGTAACCGTTAAGTAAACCTTCTTGCGTAATCTTCATCTGGTACATAGTTGCTCTACGTTCAGCAACTTCTTCAGATAACCCATGCTCTTCCATAAGCTCTGTTTTTAACTTAGGGTGCACATACTTCATGTTAACGAAGTTAAAGAACCGATTAGAAAAATCAGTTCCTTTCTTCTCCATAAGAACAGGGTTACGCAACCAACGTGTCCACATCTTAATAAGAGGTGAATAATCTGCTCCTGCATCAATAGATTCATAAATTCTATCTACTAACGCTAAAGGCATCGGAACTACAGAAACTTTATCTCCTTGTTTAAGGAAAAATTCTTTAGTTACAGGGTTAATATAGATAAGACCATTGGCCCCGTCTTCAATAACTTTAGTGTAGTCTACTTGCACTAGATCGTGGCAAGCAGATAAACAGTTATTGTACTCCTCTACAGTTTCCACGCTATTAGCTGTTTCAGCTAATGTTGTTAGTTTACCGTAAAGATCAATGTCCATAGGTACAGAGAATGGTGTATCCCCATATGAACCGACGATGTTATCGTCTATAATACTTACATGTATCATTGGTTATGAATTTATAATTGTGGGTAGCTCAATAGCCAGCTTCCCTTTGGCTTTTAAATAAATAGTTAATTCTCTTGTAAAATCTGAATTGTTTGATTGATAGAAGTTCATATCACTTAAGAATATATCTACTTCATCCACAATCTCATCACGTATTGCTGCGTACTCTGCAACAGTTTCATCAAAGATTTCAGCTCCTGGTATATCTGCTAAGATAAACAATTCCGCTGATTTAGAGGCAATTAGGGCTTCAGAGTTATCATCATTCTGCACTGACGTACAGTATTCTTGAAACTTTTTTAACCTATTAGTTTGCTCTCTGAATTCAGTAAATACATCCTTAAGCTCTAAACTTCGAATGTACGTGTTTTCTCCTTTCTTGTATGCTTCTTCTAAAAATTGTGCTAGATCTTCAAATCTAGGATCAACTTCTTTTAGTTTCCACACCCAATCAGGAGTCTTTCCTGCTATTCTGGAATTCATCCAATTTATTACTTCTTTACTCATAGTATATTTACCTTCATTTGTTAGTTGTAGAAAGAAATCTTTTATTGGGTAACAATTAGGATTCTTCTGAACATACTTGATCTTATTCTCTGCAACTCTTAATAGCTGAGGCGTAGTTATAAAAGACAAATCTTCTTGAAAACCTTTAGTTAGATTTGTTCCAGAATAATGTCTACCTAATATTGCAGGTACTTCATCGTAGTAATACACAGCATTGTCATTAGATCCTCGTGTATCCCCATAACCATCGTAACTACAATTTTGATATACTTCTCGTATTTTAGGAGCTTGGTTCCGCATAATTTCTGCAGCTAACTTCATCCATAACTCATCTTCACGAGTACAATAGTAAGTCACACGATCACTAGTCATTACAGTCTTTAGCTTAGGCTCAACTTTATCCCACGTAAATGTAGAAACTGTTGCATCATCACTTTGACACCAACTACCGTTATTCCTAAGAGAGAAAGCAACTATACGCTTTTCAATCATACGTATTTCAGCAGCAGATAAACCTTCAGTAGCCTGTAACTCAGATACTTCTATCTCTCTATCTTTAAACTCTTCAAGCCATTCATCGTCTGGCTCTACAATTGAGTAGTCTTTAAATAGTTTTGAATCTTTAAGTAGCGGAGTTAACAAGTCTTGATTTGTCTGCATCTTAGCTAGCTGAAGCATATCTGTATCGTTAGACGCAGCTTTTAACGTAAGAGTATCTAGACTCTTAGGAGTAATAAGCGTAAAAGATCTTTTTCCATAATCAGATGAATTACCAATAATAAAATGATCTTTTAAGTTATTTCTACTGTCACCTTCTTCTCTAAAGTATACTTTATCAAAATCAATATCTGACCAGCTTTCTGTAGAATTAGTTTCAATAGACAGCTTACCTCCTTTAACAAGAGCAGTAACTTTACTAATATTAAAAGCTTTAAACAATCCTTTAGGTCCTGCATACTGTAAAGTAGTATCCGAGAACTTAGGTTTCATGTTATTAGTATCAATGATCTTAGAAATCTGACGCAGTGCTGAATTATCTGCATTCATAGAATCAGTCAATACATCTCTGCATGCTTTAATCCATTCTAAGAAATCAGTACTTTGTAGTTGATCTTGCACTAAGTCAACAGCTTCTTCAGCAGCTTTAAGAATAAGGTCTTGAACAAACTTCTTAGTGTGCTCATTCCATATAACTTTCTCACGAGAAGGAGTAACTTCTACACCCTCCTGAAGAACTATCTCTTTACCTGTCTCGTCTTTTAAGACTTGACGCATAGGACACTTAAGACCTACAGAACCCCACAGTTGTTCCATCTCTAGCTCTCTAAAGTCTACATACCCATAGTTAATGCCCGTGGTTGCACCAGGAGCTTTAACGATTACGATATGGGGCCTAGAATACATATAGCTGTCTGCTACAAGCAGAGAGTTAGAGTTGTGTATAACTTCAGATAGGAAATTCCTAGGAGATTCATATCCATCTTCATTGATAACTTTAAGCTTAACGTTGCTTAAATACATAAGCTGCTCTTCAACAGCTTCTTCAAACCTGTTACGGTTATGCTTTTTTACACCAAATGATATTTCTGTGTAGTTAAGCTCGTCTGTATTATGATAGTGAACTTTAGTACCATCAGAGAATGTAATAAACGGATTAAATGCAGGCACATTAAACTTAGTAGTATACGGATAGCAGCTTAATTGAAACTTCTTGCCGTTATGCACAGTAGTAATGTTGTAGAAATCTACACCTGTAGATAAAGCTACCTTAGCACCTAAACCAAACGCACCGAAGTTCTCAGAAGTATTACGCTTAGTTGAGTAACCTAACTCTAGGATACCTTCTAAACGCTTACCTCCAATACCTACGCCGTAATCTTTAACAGTAAACGTATCACAAAATCCTATTCCTTCGTTTTGTTTATACGTAATTTGAACATGACAGTTTTCTTTATCTAAAGATTCTTGATTATAATAACTGGAATCAAAATTAGAATCAGCATATGCTTCTCCTTTTCTTTCTATATAGTACTGATCTATTCTTTTCTCTCCTTTTAATATCTCTAATGCCATCTCCTTCTCCCGTTGTGAATCGCAGGCGTTAGTCACCAGCTCACGTACAGTTGAAGGTATGGGCGTAGAATATTGTGTAGACTGTAAGATGTCAAACACCATCTTCTCAGCACCTTTATTGATTTTCTTAGCAACACCTCCTGTGTTTGTAACGATGTCGTTATCAATAGTTTTTATACTCATGATTTAATTATTTAAAATGAAAAAACCCCAGCTATTAACTGGGGCTTTACGATTAGTATTTAATATTATTTATAAAACAGTAGCTGTTGGAGACATAAGCTCCAATATTTCTGCAACTGTAGTTATATTTTGTCCTTGATTTCTAGGAACAAATAACACAGGTGGGTCTTCTTGTTTCATCATTAGGTCTAAGAACATCTTCCACTTTAATGGAAAACGCTCGTTCGCATACCCTTTGCATTCTATAATCCACTTACCGTGTGGATCTACAAAATCAGGAGTATACGTAATATCTCGAACTTTATGTTTAATCTTATCTTGATAACCTGTCTTACCGTTATCTTCATATCTACTTGCGGGATAATGAAACCCTTCTAATAGTACATACTTATGCTTTTCATAATCACAGGCAATGCCTGCATCTGTAAGCATACGATAACAATGAGCCTCTAGTTTAGAACGGAACTTGATCCCGTCCACTTCTGTCGGCTTCGACTTTATCTTTGAGCCCCTCTTGGCTCGTCCTTTCCACGTTCTTGATGACATTCTGTGCTTCTTTTAAACTGTGATGTTTTACTAAGTCTGATATATCCTTTGACTTATACTTGTCAGGAATACATAGATTTAATAACCCAAACTTACGACAAATTTTCTTAGCCATCGTTTGTCCAGGATTACTGGACTTGTGATAGTCATTGTCGTAAAGTACAGTTACTTTTTCGAAGCGCGTTTGAATTTCCTCAATGGTTTGGTTGCTTGGCATAAGCATTTCTGATTGTAAAGCAATGGATGCATAACCAAGCACTTCCAAGCACATGATATCCTTGAGGGAACTTGTGAGAAATATTTCCCCACCAGTTGTAGGAAGTTGATTATAACCCTGTATGCAGCTACTACCCACGTTAGAACTCCATTTAAAATCCGCTTCAAGCGGACGGTAAATCTTATAACCGCAGTCAAAACGATAACGATAGCTGACACTATTACACGAAAAACGTTCTTCATTTATCCAATAGTAATTAATAGGTAAAACGTCAAATTTACGAAGAATTTTTTTAGTAACACCAAATTGTTCCCAATATTGTTTATCTCTGTAATCCCAAGGTCTGGTTTTTACTGAGATATTAGCTGATTGTTTAGCTACAAATACTGGTTCCGGCATTAGTTTTAACAAAGGTTCTTCACGTAATTTTCCTTCAGACATACCTACACCAAAGGCTAAGTCTATCTGCATAAGAGCCCCATAAAAATCTACATTGTATTTGTGTTGCACATACCCAATACAATCGAATACATGCTCATCATTTCCAAAGTCTTTATATATTAAAGTATCTTTAATAAAAGCAATAGATACTGTAGGAGTTGAGTCTTTTCTCAAGTCACTCTTAAATTTCTTTCCTGCTTTTTCAAACGGGGAACAGAAATGTTTGAATACTTGATAAGGACTTATCTTACTAAATAAAACATCTTTATCTATAAAAATTCTTATTGAACTATCTTGTCTTGACTGTATCATGGTAAATAAAAGGAGGTGCGCTAGATGTCTTAGTAGGGGATTACAAAGTACTGTTATTCCCAAAACCCATACCTCCTATATTATTTAATTACCAGTTGTCTTCTAGACTAAGAGGCTTAGGTGCACTCTCGTTAGAAACAACTACACTAGGAGAATACCTTTGAAGTTCTAAATCTTCATTGTATTCTGCTTTGAATTGACGATAGTCATCGTTTAATGCACGAGCAAACATATCATTACGTTTAGGCTTAAGACGGCCAAAACATTTTGTATACACCTGCTGATACTTACCATCTTTAACACCTAGTAAACAACGTACTTTGTTGTCTTTAAGAGTTGCTACAAGCTGAGTAAGTTCTTCAACATCCCCTTTGAATATAGCATCTATAGTATCTAAACTACATTCGCCACCGTTAGGTATGTTAGCCCATGCTTTGATGAATTCAATAAGAGTATCCTCGCCCTGATAAGTGCGTCTTACTCCTTTGTCTTTAAACCACTCATAGGTATCAGCTGGGTTTTCTGCACCCCAAGCTGTTTGACCTACAGAGTTGGACCATTGATACTTCCCAGTCTTAGATAGTTGTCTAGGCCCAGGTGTAACTAGGATCTCCATACGACAAGTAAAGTTATGCTCTTCATTGCTTAGCCAGAAGGTTAACTTGTTGTACGTAGGACCGTCATCACTAAAACTTATGTCTTGGTAATTAGGTTCTGTTTTCATCTTTACTCCTATAGCGTTGAGTTCTCCCAATGTTGGGTTAACTGCTACTACACTCATCGCTCCTATACCTGTATAGAGCGGAATTCCTCCTGTAACTTCTACGTCGGAACTGTTACTTTGAATAGCCATTAGTCTTGAATTTCTGTGTTATATGAATTATTATCTCCTTTGTAATCTAACCCTTCTTCTACTCTTGTTTGGTTGTCCCATTCTCCTGAGCTTGGAAAGCTTTGAACATCTACAATTGCAGCAGTTTCAGTAGAAACTTGTTCGATAACATCTCCAATAGTTACTTGATTAGATTTTGTTACAGTATCGTCTACTAATGTAAATCTCATAACTTTAGATTTCTTAACTCGCATACCCTTTAATTTTGGGTGTTCGAATATCATTTTAATTTCGTCAGCTGTTAATCCGTATTTAGTTTTGATAGCTTTACGGTCTCTACCGTTATCTAAATCTTCTACAATTTGTGAAACTGTAATTTGTGTAGGAGGAGTCATTCTCTCTTCTGAGACAACATGGTTGTCTTCTTGGTTTACTCGTGTGTCTATTGACATGTTATTTTTAATTAATCTATAAATATTTTACCCCAATCTAAATCCATATCCTGCCCTCTTAGATGCGCACATCTAGAACCTGCAGTTATATCTCCCTCAGAGTTAAAAGAGATACGCGTAGTGTCCCCGTCTCTATATATGTAACCAATAGCGTCAGCATTAGCACATGTAATAGAACGAAGTTTACCAGTAAGATCTAAGTCCATACTTCTAACTTCCTTACCTTTCTTATCAATCATCTTGTCTTTAAGATGCCCGACTAGAATGACATGGTCAGCTAGTTTGTTTAACCGATCAAACCACTTTTTGTAAGCCAAACGAAGATATAAATAGCCGGCACCGTTCGGTAGAGAAAGAATAGATAAGCCTGTGTTCTTAGGGTCAAAGTTCTTGCCCATAGGTGTTTGTTTATACATTTCTTTGCCTTCTGCCTCACACCAGACTTCTAATTGAGTCACGGTGTCTACAGCTATATACTTGTAAGGTTTACCATCTGCGATTATTGCTTTCCCAATCTCAGCCAATTCCGCAAGTGAATTAGCTTTGACTTTAAGAGCGTCAATCATATCTGATCCATCTTCTAGATCTATGATTAGACAATTCTCAAGCTGTGAGAGAACAGTGGTCTTCCCAATTTTAGGAGGACCATATATTACTAAATTTTTAGGGCTCTTGCGAGCTGCTTTAATTTTCTTTTTAGGAAGTTCCATTATTATCTATTAGTTTTCATAATGTCAAAAGCATTATAGTTTATACGTAAATATTCAAACCAATCTTTATATTTAGGTTTTGCAACAGCCTTTGCTTTTTTTACAGGCTTTTTAGGACTTTTTTTTCCTTTCATTAATAGTAAATGTTGAGAGATCAGTTTCGAATGGTATCATCCCAAGTAAACCGTCTCGGTTTTTTTCTACATGTATTGCCATCAACCCTATTGGGTCTTCTCCGCAATACATATCTGTAATTCCGTATAAATCATACGGTCTTTGCAGCATCATCACAACGTGTGCGTCTTGACCTATACTGTCTCCCCCAAAGAGATCAGTTAGTAAAGGTTGATACTGTTGTTTAGCTCTGTACTCTTGCTCAATATTTCTATTAAGTTGAGATAAAAGTATAGTAATGCACGACATGCGTGCTTGCATCCACATACAGGATTTAGATAATACATTGAGTCTTTGTAACTCTGTATCAGCTTTCCCAAGAACAAGTCTAGAGTGGTCAATAAGATTAATTACTGTGTGACTAGGGTATTTAGTAAACACACTTTCGTTAATCTTTTTAACTTCTTCCATGTCTTGAGGTATAGAGCAGAAATAGATAGGATATTCTTTATACTTCTTTACACTTTCTACATAAGAATCAAACTTATCGTCAGATAATCTTTGTTCTACTGATAGAAGCTCGTGTGTTTGAAGCTTAGTATCCTTGCTACCTGCTCTTAGTATCTGTTGCTCTCCAGGCATCTCGAAGCTCCAATAAATAACTATAATAGCTTTATTTTTATTAGAGTCTAAGACGTCGAAGATTAACTGATTACTAAACGCTGATTTACCTACACCAGGACGACCTGCAATAACATACATTTTACCAGGTTGTAAACCCCCCATCAAATTTTTGTTGAGAGATTTCCAAGCTGTAGGATACACCTTACGTTTCCCATTCATACCTGCTTTTACATCAGATATACTTTGGTCTACAGATGTAGATATATGTCTTAGCAGTTTAATCTTTGAAATCTCAAAGTCTGCGTGTGATCCTCCTTGTAACTTCTCCGGTGGTTTCTGTTCCATCTATGTTTTCATAATTATCCCATTCATAACTGTTAACCCACGTTGGCAGCATTTTCATAAAGCCAAGAGAATCACCCTTCTTGCGAAAGGTTAACTCATTTTTAAGACATGTAACAATGCGATCATGCTTTGTTTTGTCTTTACCAATGATACTCTTATACTTTATTCTTGCTTTTTGATTAGCCTTAGCAGTAGAGTCTCTAGCCCTTAGAATCCTATCAGTTCCTTTACATGAAACTTTTATAGGGTAATAAGAGAGGAGCTCACTCCACATTTGATCGAAAGATGCTTGAAATAAATCCAAGAAATCTTGTCTAATAATGTGAAATTTGAGCCCCTCTCCTAACTTAACTAAGCCTTTGGTTTGCAAAGCTTTAGTATCTGGCTTTAACTTTAACTTTTCTAATACTGCATAATCACGGGAATACAATAAATACAAATATAAGAAATCATCCGCAGTTATCCCAATTTCTGTGAGAGTTTCTGTATTAATTTCTATTACCATATCAATTATTTAAACACTACGGTTATTTCTGTACCTTTTATTGTTATAGTCATGTTTTCTGATCTTCTCATAACATCAAACATAGAGTCCTTAAAACTTGTTTTTGGGGATTCTGGGGGCCAATCATATGAAGGAGTTTTAGCAAGAATAGGTTTATCTCTTCTAAGCTTTTGCATAGTTTGAAACTTACTCCTAATTCTAGCAGGAGTTATATTTTCTAGTGATTCATCAGAAAACATTTGCTTAAAATCTTTAAAGATATCTTTAGCGGTATCAATTTGTAATAAAGTACTACGTCGGTACCTTTTGAGGATTATATCCTCCATTTTTTGTGTGTATTTAGCATGCATTGTTAAAATGTGTTGTGAGATCTGTGTCTCGGTTTATATTATTTAATCCTTTAATAGCATTGTTAAGCCATTTTTCTTCTTGAGAGTCTTTTACATATAGGATATAGATCTTACCGATCTTATCCCCATCTTTTCTAATAAGTCTACCGATACGCTGTATCATAGATAAAGCCTTACTATCTAGCCCAGCTATAATCCCAACCTCTGCATTCTTTACATCAAATCCTTGGTTGAGAGCTTTAGTTGAACATAGTACATTGATATCCCCGTTTCTAAAAGCTTCTAACGTTTTTTCACGTTGTTTCTTAGTTTTTCTACTGTGATACACAGCCGAGTTATCAATACAATCACACATTAAGTCTGTAAAATCATTAGAGCCTGCAAAGGTTAGTATCTTGGAATTATGATAGTGATTAACTATTTCTACAGCTTTATCTATTTTATGCTCAGCATGTTGTACCACATGCTTTCTTTTACGAATAGCGTTATAAAACTGAGCAGCTGCACCTTTGTTTCCTGACATTTTACCTGATAGTATCATTTGAGCATTTTGAAATGCATTGAACCCACCAAGAATGTATTTCATTCTTACAAATAAAGTATTAGCAGCTTTATAATCTCCTTGTTCTTCTTCTGTAAGTGACACAGGTACACAGTATACTTCGTAAGGAGCTACTAATCCTTTATCTACACACACATCTAAGGATATAGTATATACAGGTTTAGCTAAGTTTACAAGTACAGCTTTGTACTCATCTTCTTCTGGGAGAGTAGCTGTTAAGCATAGTATCCTTTCAAAAGAATTCTGAGTAAAGAACTTCCTATATATAGGGCTAAGACCTAAGTGAACCTCATCACATACTACAATACAATACTCCTCATCAAATAGTTTGTGAGCTGATTGATAGCATATGATTTGAATTCTATCTAGATATTCTGCGTATCCCCATTTAATAAATTCTTCTTCAAACTGATCTTGCAATTGATTTGTAGGTACAAGTACAAGAGCATCCAAAGTAGTATCTTTCTTAAGAGAATTAACAGCAGCCATAACACCCACCCTAGACTTCCCAAAACCAGTACCAGCAATAACGCTACCTTTATATCCGGCACTAGCCCAAGAGTTGAGGGCTTTACGCTGTTCCTCATCTTTTACTTTAATTATATCCATTGTTTCTTAAATTATTATCTGTCATCATCAGGATTATACCTGCCACCTCCTTCTTTTTCATATCTTATTAAAAGATTTTCTAATCGATATTGATCTTCAAGACGTGGTACAGTGCATTTAATATTAATAATATTAATATTGTCAATTTCAGGAGGCTCATCGTGAGAACCTGAAAACCCAGGAGCATATTCATATTCTATTTCTAAAACAAAGCCTGCAAGGTTTTCTCCTTCTGTTTCTAATTCATACGTGTTTAAACTCATAGTTAATAGGTTTTAGGTAATAATGCTGCCTGTATTTTAATATCGTTTGCTAACTCAGACATTTTAGATTGCAAAACATTAAACTCCGCTTCTAATTTTTGAAGCTCAACACATTGAGTGTCTATGGAATCATGTACAGTTGCTGCAGTGCTGTTAGCATACATACCTGCTACAGCAGAATACATACGCCTATACTCTGCTTCATGCATATGAGTTGAATGTAATTTCTCGTAATGCATCATAGTCCCATGATCTTTGTTTAGTTCTTTTGCTACGGCATATAATGTAATTTTTGTGTGGTTTCGTAATAAATTGACAAGGATTTTCCTTGCATCTACTGTAGTTCGTCTACTACATTTCATTATTAATCTGGCTTTTGAGACACCAGTTATTTCCTCTATCATGCGATACACAGATTCTACTGTTTCTTGCATATGAGGATTTAAGTCTTCTGTTGCTCTTCCCATGGTGGTTAATTTTAAATTATATCTTTTAATTCTTCCTCAATAGTATCGTCTATGACTTGTATAACTTTGTTTACTAGTATACTTACGTCATTAGCTACCTCTACTGTTAATACTTTATCTAATTCCTTAGATATACCATTAATACTATGTCTCATTTTATGTTTAAACCGTGTTTCTCCTACGGTTTCATCTAATAATTCTTGTAGTAATAATGCTGCGGCAAATATTTTTAATTCTAGATTATCTTGCTTCATAACTGTCCCATTGAATTAGATCTAAAACTTGCACATCCTGTTTTAGGAGTTTTTAAATCCATATACTCACCACATTCACATTGAACGTCGTGCCTTACTTTGTCTTCAATTACTTTGATAGTTACACCATTTTGAGGTTTTTCTGCCTTACACTTAGGGCATATAAAATCAATCATCTTGTTCCCCAGTTATAAATTCACAGTGCTCCAGACAATCTGGGCATATACCCATTTCGGTATCGATGGTGGATGCTCCACAGCAGTCACTAAATATTTCTTCTTCCATGTTAGTATATAGTTGTTGGGAACCATTTCTCATCAATTTGAGTTGATAGCCCGGTGTGAAAAGATTCAACAATCCATAGACCACGGCCTACTTTTTCTATTAACTCAACTTGCTCTGCAGCAAGTTCATTTGGGACATCCATATCGTCTGTTAACTCGATGACATCACCTACTTCATATATTATCTTCATTTTTCCCAGGTTTTAGAAATGTTTGTGTCTGCTTTAAGCAAACCGTTAGGGATAACAACTTTAGCAGCTGTTTCCATTAATTCAGTCATTATTTTTTTCCATTTATCAGCGTATTCTTCCTCACAAATAGTATCTATCTGATCGTGTACAGTCATTATAATCTTAACAGGAAGATTATCTTTTTTAATCTTGTTATGAATATATATAAGTGCTAATTTTGTCATGTCAGCACTTGATCCTTGAATTGGGGTGTTTTTAGATGCTCTTTCAATTGACCCAAACTCTGCACCTTTATCAGAATACATTTTTGGATACCAATTGTCAAACCATCGTCGTCTTTTAAATGGTTTAAACGTACGTATATAACCGTTCTTAACCCCAAACTCCCCAAGTTTATCTAAAAATCCTTTGATAGATGGGAAAGCTTTAAAGTATTGTGTGATAAGAGCTTTAGCTTCTGTCATAGATACCCCAATAGTTTCAGACAATTTCTTAGGGCCCATACCATAAGCAAGGCCAAAGTTAACTGTCTTTACATTTGTTCGTAATAACTTATGCTTAGGGCAATTACATTTTTCTTTTGAAGACATGTATTTACAATCTTCTTCAGCAGAATTTGCCCATTTATCTCCATATACAAGGTCAGCACATACTGAATGAAGGTCTTGTCCTTGCTCTAATGCTTTTAACCACACTGGATCTTGACTACCGTAAGCAATAACATTAAGCTCTTGAGATGAATAATCTGATGATACAAATACCCATCCTTCAGGTGCTAAGAAACAGTTCCTGTATATATTATTCCCAGGTATCTGTTGCATATTAGGTTTACTAGAAGACACTCTCCCGGTGTCAAGTATTTGAGAGAAGTTAGTATGAATTTTATTGTCAGCCTTATTTAGATATTTAAAGAATTGTTCGCCATAAGCTGCTGATAATTTAGCTTGCTCTTTGTATTGAATATATCTTTTAATTATCTCATTCTTTTTGTGCTTAAGCAAGTTCTTACCGTTAACATCTTCAAGTTCTGGTATCATGTTCTGAAATAGTCGTAGTACTTGACTTGGGGAATTCCAGTTTATATATGTATTCTTAACATTGTTTGAAAACAAATCTCCTTGAATAGGGAGATTATATTTCTGCAATTGAGGGTGACTTACAACAGCATTATCTAATACCTGAATACTTTCAAAAGTTTTCTTAGTATTTATATCAGATAATCCTAACCATCTTTTTTGGTCTAACAGAATACCTTCGTATTCTATTTCAGAGAATACTATTACTGCTTTGTTTTCCAAATCTGTAACAGCTTCAAGATTTAAGTTTTTAATCTCAACTAATTGCTTTTCTCGTATGCTGATTAAATACAAGACATCCATTGCCCCGTATTCAATTTGCGAATAAGTAAAAGGTCTCCCTTGTAAATTAAGAAATGAGTTGCGTTCTTCCTTGCTAAGTGTTATATCAAGACGTCGAGATAATGTGTTAGCTAGAGATACACTCATTGATGCTTTCCCGCATGTAATTAGCTTTTCTTGTAGCATAGTATCACACACGTTAACTAAATCAGCCCCAACCCATCTCTTGATGAACTTGTAATCGAACTTAGCGTTATGCAATACCTTAACGATGTTAGGGTTCTCAATAACACCGCGTAGATCACTGATGCTAACCTCTCTTGTGTCAATAACAAACTGTGTGTCTTGATCCCCAATCTGGAACATAGTCATTCTATCGTTTAGGAAATCAAATCCCTCGGTCTCTGTATCAATAGCCAATACTGTCTTACTGTTGCAATAGTTTATGCAGGTCTGCAGCGAACAATTATGATAGTGATTAGACGTTTGAATAGATTTGTTACCGATGAATTTGATATTTGGTTTCATGTGCTTGAATTTAAATGTTTCATCATAATAATTAATGATGCCTCTGCTTGTTGCAGTGTTAAGGTTCTACCTCTAAAGTTTATTTCTGTTTCTCCTTTGTGCTTAGCCTTGTTAATTGCAGCCTTAAAGCTATAGTATTCTTGGTCTTCTATGAGACCAAATAAGTATTTCATTTTCCCCATTAGTTCTACGTTTGAATAAAGTGTGTTTGAATGTATGCCATAATAAAAAAGGGGGAACAGAAAGAGAGAATGCGTTACTCTCTGACTGTTCCTTTCCCTTCCTTATTTTGCATCGTTAACCAATTTTACGATGCAAGGCCTGTATTAGCTACGTTAACCTTTGGGTTAGCTGGCGATGATTGTGTCCCAACTGATTTGTTTGGGTCTACAAAGCTATGCTCAACTAAACCTGCCGATGTCAACTTAGTGTGACGATAGACAGGCATTAGTGCCCCATTGATTGGGTTAACAGCTGTTACGATTTCCCCTGTTTTAGGGTTAACCTTTGGAGTCTGACTTGTAGAATAAGGATTCTTTGTGAAGTTTTCTGTGACTTCGACTCCTGTGTCTACTATAGTTCCGTCTTCCATAGTATAGAGAATGTCAGCAAAATGCTGTGGAGCACCTGGTGCAGTGCAATCCCCTATTGTACTCCCAAGTAACTCTGCAATTCTGTCTGCATTGTAAGAGCGAATAGCCGTTACATTGGTTGTATTACCATAGCCTTGTGAGCCTTGCTCAATGCTAATGAGTACGTCTTCAACAGAATTGTTTGAAGTAGGTTTCTCTACTTGCTGCTGAAATTGTACGCTACACTGATTCTTATCGCTGTTTTGGTTGAACCACCACTTGCGAATAACTACTTTGCCTGTTTCGAGGCTTGTTTGATAGGAAGTATTTCCCATGATTGAAAATAAATTAAATGTTGGATATGTTGAAGAGGCCCATATCCTTAGCCTTGTATTGCGATTATGATAGTGATGACATCGGGAGAGAGATGCTCATCTTGCATCTTTTAAGATAACTCTCCGTTTGTCCATCACTATATAGATTTAGTGGTAAGCTGCACAATTAGCTGTGTCAGGGTTACCGTATACGTTAGTTGCCTTAGTTGATGAACAACCAAATAGACAAAATATTGCAAGGCTAATGCCTAATATAAACATCGTGATTGATGCAAACTTAAACCGAGGTGAGTCTGTATTTTGTATCACGATAGTTTAGATTGAGTGTCAAGTGTTTCTACAATTAGCTCAAGTTTAGATTCTTCTTGATGTAGCGCATTTACTTCTTTGCGTATTTGAGTAATTCTGTTTAGTGCAGCATCTCGTAAATCTTTTTGATTATCTATATGCTGCTTGTAATCCTGTTGGATTGCTGTTAATTGAATGTTTGCTTCTTGATACATTTTGTTTGGCTTTAAAGAATTAGTTATTGTAACAGCTAAGGATTCTATCCTTTTCTTCGCTGTAGTATAGTTCGTAAGTATAATCGTCAGTTTCGTCTTCCATAATGATTAGAATTGTCCGTAGTCCATATTGTCAAGAGCATTTGCTTGAAATGCTTTAGTGATATTGCAATTAGTTTTAGTTAGAATAGGGTCAGAGTGAATTGTTTCTTCAGCCTCTTCAAATCTTAGTCTCTTTTGTTCTTCCACTAAATCTTCGTGGTCTTGTTGTGACCAGCCTTTCTCAGGTTGTTTCTCGCTCATGCTTGTTAAGAATTGGTCTAACTCGTTAGCTATGTCAGATGCTGTAAGAGATTTTCTTGGGAATTCTTGTTTAATTGTTTCCTCGAGGTCAGCTATGTAAAGCCCTAGTCTTGCAACTGTTTCGGTTAGCTCTGCATTTTGTAGTTTTAGTTCTGTTATTAGAACGTTGTCGGATTTAGAATGGTCCATAATGTTATAGAGTTTAATATAGTGAGAATGCCATAGCCTGAATTAGGGAGGAATGTATGCTTGAATAGATTGGTACGCATGCATACACGTTTGCCTTATCCTAAGCCTATTGCCATGACGATGTATCGCTATGGTCTTTGATTGAGGCCTGAATAGATTGATTGATTGCCTGAATAGAATGCCTAACTGCCATTCGAATATGATAGTGATTAGCCTGAGTGTTTGTTTGCCTGTCTGTGATTGACTTGTTAACGATTGCAAAAAAGGGCCAGCGTAATGCTGACCCAGTTTCTTATTTCGGTCCGTGATAATATTCTTCATCACTCATCTGTCCCTCATCCCATTGACACCAACGATCATGCTCTTCAGCTTTTAGCTTAGCATAATAGTTGGCTTCTCCAAAATAAGCGTTGAACATTTCAACAACATCTGGAGACAGAAGACAACAGTTCTCGACATCAAAGTTATCATCGAGTCTATGCACTACCGATGCAAAGGTCTCGATAGTTGCCTCAAGGTCTGCCTTCACCTCTCCCTCGTACTCCTCACGTGCAGACTGCTCTTCATTGTAAGAGATTTTTTCTTTAAGAAGAGCGATATACTTATCACTAACCTCCTTAAGCATTGCCTTCACTTCCGAGAGTTCTTTCTCGAGTGAGTATGTGCGATAGCTCATAATGATAGTGAGTTAAACTCTCTAAGTAGTCTACCAGCACGAGTGTGTGACCCTCCTGTAGAGAACTTATGATTAGGAGCAAGCTTAGTGAGAAAGTCAAGAAACTTACCTATCGTAATGAACCTGTAGTTACGAGCGACAGTTAAGAAGTCGTCACTAAACAGTTCAGCGTGTGTGAGGATGTGCTTGCGTCTCATACGTCGTGCTTTAGCATATGTTCCTCAGCCCCTTGCTCTAAATCTTCCCAGATTCGACGTTCAAGCTGATGCACTTTATCACGAAGCATATCGTTCTCAGTTCTAAGCTGTATGTATCCCTTGATGTAATCAACAAGGAAGATAGACATCACAAGCAGACCCACAACAACCGAAGTTGCTATGAGTACTGCGAGAGATGTGTGCAGTAAAGCACTCATTAGAACGTCTGATTTACAGCGATACCTACACGCTGTCTACACGCTATAAGCGAGAAGTCAGGGTACTCAGCTGTTACACGACCTACGATGAGGTCATACGGAGGCATCACAGCGTCAGCTTGACCTGCCTCGACCCACTTATGTGCGAGAGGCACAGAGATGGTGAGCTCCTTGCCGTTGTGTATCACAGCCTGATTAGTCTGAGCCCACAAGACACGGATGTAGTCACCCTTGCCTACTGACCTAGTAGGTACATACTGAATAGTCCAAGCATTAGGACACACTCCAGAATTAGGCTCGAAGGGTAAGCCTTGAGATAAACACGCTTGCTTTCGCATCTCAGCGAGTTTGACGGCCATAGGCTGACCGATGCCATTAGAAGAATTTTCCATAGTGATGGGAAATTTTGCTGTACGTACTAGATTAGCTTCAGTACAGCTGGTTTTTGGCCGTGGGGGTATCCCAAAGCTCGAGTGCTCGGTGGGGTCATTGATTGAATTGGGTAACACTCTCACAAACCAAGAAAATTTTTCTAATTTTTTTTATGACGGCTTAATAGACATTACCGTCTGCCCTTTAGGAATTTTATTTTTTTCCTTTTCTAAAGCTTTTTCCTCTGATAATTTTTTATTGTGTGCTATTATATCATTACGATTATCCTTATATCTTTGTATTTGCTTTTTAGTCATCCCCTTTAAACCTAAAGACGATCTTAACTTTCTTACTGCAGGTCTCCCATACGGAAATTTCTTGACACCTTTCTGAGCTTTACGCCTAACACCTCCTCTTCGTAAATTATACTTACTAGAATTTTTTCTCCCCCCTAGTTTAAATTCTGGACCCCCAGAAGTAGGATCATTGTTTTCTTCACCTAAAACTGTGATTGCTGTTCCTGCAGCAGCACCTGTTATAACAGGAGAATACTTTAGAAGATTCATAAGAGAAATAGCTTTTTCTGTTTCTGAGCCCCCTTTAAGAATTTTAAATAAGTCTTCCCCTCCTTTAGCTTTCATAGCTTCTTTTAAAACTTCAATTCCATCGACTCCAGCTTCTGAGAGTTCTGAAAAATCCCCAATAGCAATTTTTGATTCATCCAAATGCGACATCCCTGAAAATCGTTTATATCCATTTATCTCGGTTGAAAGAAACTTTCTTACTTCTTGAGTTCGTGCTGTAATTTCTTCTGCAGTAGCATAATATTTATTCAGACTCTCATCAGGTTGATAATATCTATTACCTTTAGTAACAGGAGAATATGCATCATCTACAAAAAGAGAGAGTTTATCTTTAACAACTTTACCTGCATCAGTCTTTAAAAAGTGAAAAGTATTTTTATGATTTAATTCATGAATTCCTGTTGATGTAATACCCTCTTTGTTATACGTTTCCAACCAATGAGTCTTGTCTCCTTTATTTTTTCCCCAAAGATTTTGCACAAAGGTTTTAGTTTTACCTTTAGACAGAGGATAAGCAAGTTCATTTACAAAAGCTTTATCTTTAATAGCTCCCCAAGATGAATGATCTGGCAGATATACTCCCCCAGACTCTGATATATGTGAAGATTTGTGTGCATTATGCCCTTTCTCAAGCGTACTTTTAGCTCCTTTATCAAAAACTTTACCTATATCATTTCCTTCTGCCATTGATTTTTCTGCAGCAAAGGCATCTCTTACAGCATCATCCCCATACTTTGCTATTAAATCTTTCATAGGATCCATACTGTTTTTAGGATTCCATAAAGGATCACTCATTATTTCAATTTGCTTCTTATTTATTGTAGGATATAACTCCTCAAAATGTTTTCGTATTTTAGGATCTTTATAAAATCCTTGACTAAATTCATCTGCTTCTTTTAGTGCAGAATTAAATTCTTTTTTAAACGGTGATTCTAAAATCTGTCTGCCCTTTATTCTTGCTGAAGACATATTCTTTAAATGATTTTTAACTGGGGCAGATACACTTTTAAGTCCTCCTTTAATTGTTTCTTTAACTGCTGATTGTCCTGGAATTACTATTCCTGGTAGTGCTCCTAGAGTATTAAATCCAGCTTCTAAATATTCTCCTCTACCTAAATTTCCTGCAACCCTACTCCCATAATCTACCCATGCAGCTGGGTTAACAACATCAAGAGCCATATCTTGAGGAGTTTTCCCAATACCTCCCCTTGCGTCATACTCCGCTGGAGTTAAACTTAATCCTTCTGTTGCAGGATGACTAAGTGCTTTCCAAGATTTAATTGGGGAACCAGCCATTTCTAAAAATCCTACTTCTTTTGTTTCATCTTTATCCGGGGCTTGAGAAATTGTACCTTGATCATGAATTTTATCGTACAATTCTGTTTTTTTATCAATTTCTTTTTTAGTTTTTACAACTTGTGCAAAATTCGCTCCTCCATCCGTTGCATCTAATAAACTAGAAACACTAGGAACATTTACTTTAGTATTGTCTGATTTAGTAGTAGTGCCTGTTACTAAATTTTGACCTATTGGGGAACCATATTTGTCTAACCCATTCTGAGCTCTTATTCTAGAGTTCTTTTTCTTTGCGTATTCAGGACTTAACAGTATCCCTTGCTCAGCTTTCTTTCTACTCCAAAACCTAAATGGTTTTCTCTTGCTCCCTTTTTTACGACTTTTTTCTTTTCTACTTTTATTAGTACTAGAGTTCTCACTTGTTGTACTCCCATCTGGTTGATGACTTACATCTTTATTGTCATTATTACCATACGTTCCGTTTGTATGATTAATCTTATTTAACTCCGTACGGTTACTTATTGCCTTTTTAGAAGATTGAAAATCTAAATATTCTTGTCTGTAGTCTCTCCCCATATTAATATAGTACAGTTATTGTTCCGTTAAATTGAAACACACTTGCGTTCATAGAACTGTGTGCTGTTATAGTATAGACGTAAGTTCCTGTAGCAACGTCAGCATCCCACTCATCTATTGACGATGTACTTATCCATACAAGCCCACCCCATCTATTGTAGATGCGAGTCTCCCATTGATCCCAACAAGCTCCGTCTGAAACAACCATCCAAGTATCATTCCATCCATCCCCATTAGGGGTTACAACATTTGGGGCAAAGATTGAAGTCTCGTCACAAGGAAATGCTTCTGCACATTGTTCCCCCGTTTCACAATCTATATAAATAGATTCATATACAAAATCAGTTATAGTGTATGTATTATAAACGTAGAGATACTCATATACAACCGTCTCTACATACATCGTGTCAGTTAAATAAATATATTCAAGCTCAACAAGAGTGTCTGTTTCTATCAACACAATAGTATCGTATAGATACTCAATTATGTCTACATACTCAATTACTTGTACAGTGTCTGGGGGTAATTGAACATACTCTATCAATGTGTCCACTTCTGTAATGTATAGAGTGTCTGTTGTTATCCACTCAACATCTATATAAATCGTATCAATAACATCTACATACACAGTATCACACGAAGGTGGGGCACAATATATAGCAGTGTTATTAGACAGGTCTACGTCAGGATAGTTCTGAGTTTGGTTAAACCCTGGATTCAACGCCCAACCTCCTTCAGCTATAAAAGCTGTGCGAGATAAATTAATTTGCCACACAACTAACTCAGTACATAAAGTATCATTAGCTAATAGTTCTGCCCAACAATCGTTTGTACTTGCCCCTGTATCATAAACATTAGCACCCCAAGTATCACCATCGCTAAGAATCTGATTACCGTAAAGAGTAAAAACTTTAAACGTCCAACCTGGATGATTAACACCTGTTAGACAATCCATCCAATTATAATCTAACCCTTCTACATGCAGCCCTAAAACAATATGAGATACTGTTGTGTTGTTAGTTACGTGTGGGCTAGAACTATTATCGCAAGTAGTTCCTACACTAGTAAACTCGTTGCACCCACAGTTCTCACTGTTGATAGCCTCAACCACAATGTCACCCGTGGTAGCATCCCAACTATTAATAGCTACATCACATTGTGCGTTTACAGTTGTAGTAATAAAAATACTACATAAAATAAACAATACAAATTTTAATTGTTTCATGATTCTATAGTTGAAAAATCAATATATTTAATAGTAACATCTTGCCCTTTTTCTAAAACAGCAGCAATTCGTGGGTATACATTAAAGTAAGCTTCAGTGCTGTTACCTATAAACCCATTAGTTTTAATACTGTTATTTACTTGCGAGTTGCCCAATAATAAACATCCCGCAGTGTCTTCATCAGTATTGCCACAATGTATAAGGATATACTTAAAATTAGGGACATCAAGTACATGAAGCATACCAAGATGTATATCAGCAAACCTCTTGGAATACTTAGTATGATGTCCTCCAACAATCCTAAGACCAAGACAGTACTCTCCTTCAGGTATACAAGTTTCTCCCCACACTTTTTCAGTGCGGCTTTCATCTTCGAGAGTATAGCATAAAAATTCACGTTTTCCATTGTTTATTTCAAATAACATTCCGTTAGTTGAGTCCGTTCCGTAGTTAAATCTTAATACTTCTAATTGCATGATCCGTAATTTGATAAAAAAGTTAATAAGTCGTTTACATCTACATCCCCATCTTCATTAAAGTCTCCAGCGCAAACTGGTTGAACACAGGAAGGATAGTTAGGGTGCTCTGTAAGCAAAGGATATACAAACCCATCCCCGTTTAAAACAAAAGCAGTTCCTATGTCTGCACAGTAAATTATAGTATATCCTCCCGCAGGTAATCCAAAGTAATGAGCTTCCCCATCGCAGTCTTGATACTGGAAATTTGTCCATTTTTCTGCCCCTACAGAAGTAAAGACATGCTGATTGCATTGGGCAATAGCAGTTAAGCTAAATATTAAAAATATTAAAGTAATTATATATTTCATTGTTTTTTGTTAAGTCTATGCAGTAAATATACAACTTTTTAAGTTATCTTTGCGCCGAAACCGCTTCCTAGTGACCGGCCTCAGGTAATCAAAAAGAGGCCTAGACATCGGGTTACAGTAACTGTCAACATAGTCAGCGAACGTCGTCCCCGGTAGTTTCAAAATAAATGTTAATATAAAACTCAGGTGGGAACCAGGCTATAAGGTGTCGCCCCCACACAGGCTAAAAACGGTGAGTGGAAATTTAACACTAGACAAAAAAATTCGAAAAATCGAAGGGGCCTAATTGTATTTGGGCGACAAATTTAAAAATATTTTGTAACATAGCTTGTTACATAAGAGAAAGTTTTATATATTTGTTGCAAACCAAACATTATGCCAACAACAATAAACTTTCAGCCCACTAGAGATTGGGTTGTGCTCCCAGTAAAGAATACTGAAAAAACAGAATCTGGAATTATTCTCCCAGAAAGTGTTCAAAAAACAATTAAAACTAACATTCTAACTGTAGTTGCTACAGGCCCTACTTGCGTAGACATCAAAGTTGGTCAAACAGTTATGGTCCATCCTACAACAGAAGGATTGATTATTGAGGTTGATGGAACCAGCTATGTTATGGTCAATGAATTCATGATTTGTGGTATAATGCCAGAAAAAAAGTGAAAGGAACTGTAACTATATCAATAAAAGATTACGACTCCCTTAGAGGGGCAGAAAGCTCTTCACTAAAAAAAGATGAGAGACTGATTAGAGCTGCAAAAGAGCTCGAAGTCTTTCTCTCATTTCTTGTTACAAGAGAAAATATTGCTGAATATCTAGATGAATTTAACAGGCAATCTAAAGGAACAAAAATTAATCTTATTGAAGGCAGAGCTAAAATAATATTCGAAAATGAGGAAAATTAATATTAAAACAGACAGTACTCTTAAATACTTTCAAGTGTTTAATGGGATTTTAGAACTTACAGATAAAGAACTTAAAATTCTTTCTGAATTTGTAGATTTAAGCATTACAATTAACTTATGTTCTGCTGAAAACAAAAAATTAGTGTCTAAAAAGTTAAATATAAAAGATCCTAATACTCTTAACAATTACGTTAAAAGACTTAAAGATAAAGGCGCAATTAAAAAAACTAAAGATGGGTATGCTTTAGCTGGACTGTTAAAAAAAGAAGAATATGTTGTATTAGCAATACACAATGTCTAAAATTACATTAATAGAGGACCATTTTATAATGGATCCCTGGTCTTTGTTAGTATTATACTCACATAAAGGAGAAGCAATACAAATAGTAATTTATCATACAAAAACTGAAGATGGAGAAGTTATCAATTTATAAAATGGTTAAATCTTTTGCAAAAGAGGTAAAAGAATTTGCTAAAGAAGGAGCCCCGCATGTAAGTGCAACAGAATATAAAGAACGTTTAGATGCTTGCAAAGGATGTCCTAATTTTAAAATAGATATTGAACGATGCGGGCTGTGCGGTTGTTTAGTAGAACACAAAGCTAAATGGGGCACTACTGATTGCCCAGATGATCCATCAAGATGGAAACCAATTATTAAAAAAGAGATTTAAGATGGATAAACGAATAATTATTCAAAAATTAGCAACTAAATACTCTTTATCGTTTAAAAAAGTAGAAGATATTGTGTATTACCAGTTTAAATACGTTTCTAAAGTATTTAAAGACAAAAAATTTGAATCTGTTAGACTGCCTTACTTAGGTAAATTTCATGTTGTACCTGGTAGATTAGAATATTTACAAAAAAATGAAAGATCTAATAACAGTAAGTAAAAACGTAGTTATACCTTCTGCGTATGCTTTAGCTATTCCAGAGTTTGAGTCTCTCTCTACCCCAGAGTTAGGAGCCGTATATTTTTATGCAGATCATGACTCTCCTTATGCAGTATATGACAAAGGAGAAAGATTAAAAAAAATAGAAAAAGACTTAAAAATTAAATACACCCCAAAATTACGTAAAGCAATAGATAAATACAATAATTTGTGTGAAACGTCTGCTATTAAGCTGTTAAAAGCTGCAAGAACGTCTATTCAGAAATTAGAAAAATATTTTGAAACTATTAATTTAGATATATTAGATGATAACGGTAAACCTATCTATTCCGCAAAAGATCTTATTGCTAATCTATCTAATATGGGTAAAGTTGTTAATGGGCTAGAAGAACTAGAAGAATTAGTAAAAAGACAACAACAAAAACAAACAAATAGGGGAGGAGTAGTAACTAATAAGTACTCTCAATGAAATTTGTTGATTCTACACAGTACTCTCCGGCTGCAAACCATTACATAAAGACAGGGTATTACACAGATATACATCCAGGCACTAAAGAATACTTTGATCATTGGGATCAGGAAGCTAACAGATGTTTATATGGCTATTTAGGAATGTCTGGCTATCATTATTTTTATTTAAACTATTGCCCTATTGACAGGGCTGTAGACGAGATACTACCAGACGGAACAGTGCAGGCTAGAAGAGATAGAACATTTCCTGCATTTTATGACGGAGATTTTAAATATTACAACTGTATAGATCGAGCGCGTAAGGAAAACAAACACATGGTTGTATTAAAAGCTCGTAGAAAAGGTTTTTCGTACAAAGCAGCAGCAATGTTAGCACGAAATTACTTCCATGTTAGGAATAGTAAGAACTATGTTTTTGCCGCAAGTAAAGAGTATTTGATTGGGGACGGGTTATTATCGAAAGCTTGGGAGTTCTTAAGCTTTATTGATGACAATACTGCGTGGACACAGCCCAGGCTACGAGATAGAGAGATGTCTAAGATGTCTGGATATAAGAAAAATGTTAACGGGGCAGACGTTGAACTTGGTATGAAGTCCCAAATAATGGGTGTATCTCTTAAAGATAGTCCAGATAAAGTTCGTGGTAAAGCTGGAGAGCTTATATTCTTTGAGGAAGCAGGATCTTTTGGGGGACTTTTAAAAGCGTGGGAAGTAGCTATGCCTACCATGAGGCAAGGTAGCAAAACTCTTGGGACTATGGTTGCTTTTGGGACAGGGGGTACTGAGGGATCAGACTTTGATGGAATGGAAGAACTTTTTTATCACCCAGACTCATATGATTGTTTGTCTTTTGAAAACGTATGGGATTCAGGGTCAATGGGAACAACCTGTGGGTACTTTGTCCCTATTCAAGAAAACTTAGATGGGTTTATAGATGATAATGGTAACTCTATTGAAGGAGAAGCTAAGATATTTATAGATAAACAACGAGAGAAGAAAAAAGGAGCTAACGATCCAAAAGCTTTAGATCAATATGTAGCAGAGCATCCGTTTTCTCCGCAAGAAGCAACACTTCAGGTTACAGCTAATCTATTTGACATTAACTCCCTTAAAGAACAATACAATAAGATTCGAGCGCATGGCTTAGAGTCTGAAGGAACTTCTGGGGAAGTGTACTATGACAAAGATAGCAAGATTGTATTTCGTCCGGGCGGAAAATCTGTGCCAGTATATAAATTCCCTCACAGAAAAGGAGACAAAACAGAAGGTGCTATAGTTGTATACGAGCATCCTTATAAAACTGAAGGAGGAGAAGTGCCGCATAATTTGTATATTGTCTGCCATGATCCGTATGCTCAGGAAAAGTCTACAACAAATGAATCTCTTGGAGCGGCTTATGTGATTAAACGAGTAAATAATCTTTCTAAACCTGATGACATAATTGTAGCTAGTTATGTAGGAAGACCAAATACACAAGATGAGTACAACAAAAATTTATTTATGCTGGCTGAACTCTACAATGCCAAAATTGGATTCGAGAACGACCGTGGAGAGCTTATTGCTTACGCAAAAAGATTTAGGAAGTTATATAAGTTACAAGAAGAGTTTGAAATGTTGGATAAGAGAGAACTCAGATCCAAAAATGTAAGACGTCAATATGGTATGCATATGACTGAGCAAAGAAAACGACAAGGAGAGCTTTATATTAGAGATTGGTTGCTTACCCCAAGAAGTGCATCAGAAGATGGAACCGTTAAATTAAATTTGCATACAATTTATGACCCAGCATTGTTATTAGAGTTAATTAAATTTAATCAAAAGGGTAACTTTGACCGAGTTATGGCGTTTATGGTAGGTATGTATCATACGCGAGAGTTATATAATAGAGAAGTAGTTGAAATTTTAGATGATCGCTCTGGGGATACCTGGTTCGACAGTATTTATAAGTAATTTTACAAAAATGTATGGACAGGCGAATATTCCAAGACAACGGTTACCGAAGTCAAAGAAAACTAAAAAGTGGCAGGAAGAGTGTGTAGAAGCATTTATAGACTTATCTAAGTTTGGGATATCTGATCGCAGATCTTATCTTAAGTCTTTATATGATTATTATAACGGTGTAATTGATGAGCAGGACTATAAATATGTGCTTAAACCTTATGGTAAAACAAGACAAAACTTTCCTTCTAAATTACGCAACTACCCAATTATTAAACCTGTTATAGATTTATTACTTGGGGAAAAATCTAAACGTCCTCTTAACTATACTGTCACAGTTAAAAATGCTGATTCTGTATCTATTAAAGAGGAGGAAAAAAACAAAAAACTAGTAGAAATGGCTAGTAGAATGTTTATGGAGCAGCAACAACAACAACAAGCTCCTCAACAGCCTGGAGCGGCTCCGCCTCCACAAGAGAATCCAATTCCTGCTCAAATTATGTCTCAATTTGAGGCTTCATATGTAGATCGAAGAGCTACAAGTGGGCAAGCTGCTTTAAACTACATGTTGCAGAATGAAGAAATTTATGATAAATTCCAAAAAGGATTTTTTCATTATTTAGTTTCTGGTGAAGTGTACTCACACAAAGGAGTTAGACGCAATGAAGTTTTTTACAGCATAGTTAATCCTCTAGATGTAGACTACGATAAAGATCCAGATTTAGAATTTGTAGAAGATGGCGACTGGGCAATGGTAAGAAGATATGCGCATGCTTCTACTCTTATTGATACGTTTGGGAATGTTTTAACTGATGAGCAAGTTTTAGAGTTAGAAAACCCTAGGCATTTATCTGCAGACTCATATTTATTATACAGATCTGAAGCAACTGGGACAGACCCTAACATGTTTAGAAATAGACTTATAGAATCTGTAACTGTCTATTGGAAAAGCAGAAAAAGAATTGGATTCCTATCTTATCCTGATCCCGCTACTGGAATGATGGAGGAAATGGAAGTTGACGAAACATATAAACTTCCAGGAGAATTAAAAGCTGCGGGAGCAAAAATAAAATATGAATGGGTAAATGAAGTATGGGAAGGAACAAGATTAGATGGGAGGTTTTATGTAAATATGAACCCTATATTAAATCAAAGATCTTCTTTAGATAATCCATCTTTATGCAAGCTCCCAATAAACGGAAGAAAGTATTCTGATATTAATGCTGAAAACATTTCACTAGTATCTTTAGGTATTCCTCTTCAACTTAATTACAACATTTTTAAGTACCGCATGGAGTTAGCTATTGCTAGATCTAAAGATATTATTGCACAGTTTGATATTAACATGATTCCTAAAAAGTGGGACATGGATAAGTTCATGTATTTTGTAGAAGGAACTGGAATTGCTTGGGTAGATTACAACAAAGAAGGTATACAACTTTCGCCTCAACATCAATCAGTTCTTGATATGTCTATTAAAACTATAGACCAATACTTAGGGTTACTAGAATCTATTGTACAAGAGTGGGAAAAAATCTCAGGGGTCAACAGACAACGTCAAGGAGGTATAGGCCCATATGAAGGTAAAGCGTCTTCTCAACAAGCTATTGTGCAGTCTTCTCACATTACTGAAGACATGTTTAGAAAATTTGCTAGATTTGAGCAAAGAGAGCTGCAAGGTCTTTTGGATTACTCTAAAGAAGCATGGGTAGATGGTAAAAAAGGCATGTATGTTATGCCAGATAATACTATGGCTATGCTAGATTTAGAATCACTTACTCATATGGAAAGTGAGTATGGTATTTTTGTTTCAGACTCTGGAAGAGACCAAGATAAACTTGAACAAGCTAAAGCACTAGCTCAATCTATGGTTCAAAACGGAGTACCTGCTTCTGCGGTACTTGATTTGTTTGATACTGAAAACTTTGCAGGAATTAAAAAGAAGATTGAGGCAGCAGAAAAAACACAAAAAGAACTTGAGGCTAAGCAGGCAGAAGCGCAACAACAGGCTCAACAAGCAGAATTACAGCAAAAACAAATGGCTGCACAACAGGAGGGTCTAGAAAAAGATAAAGATCGTCAAGTTATAATAGAAAAAGCTCTTATTGAGGCTGAGTCTAGAGACCAAACTAATAAGTTAAATCTAGACATGGAAAAAATGATGAAAGATTTTGAGCTTAAAGAACAAGAATTAAGATTAAAAGAAGAAGCATTATATAGAGAAGGAGATATGGAACCTAACGGAAAATGACAAATAAAGAACGCAGAGATATAGTTAATAAAGCTCAAGAAGAAGGGTACCAAGGAAGTTATGTTGACTTATTTAAAAATCCTCCTATGGGAAGTATTAATCCAGAACTTTCTCAAGACATTAAAATAGCTAGAACTCCAGGAGAACAGGAACAAGGATTACGTCCTGCACATGCTCAAGGAAGAACTGAGACATCTATGGCTTTTCCAAATGTTGCTCCTGGCTCTAATTTTAACACTGTTGGCATGAAAAGCAACATAGATTTTAAAGAATTTGACAAATCTGGCGATTTAATTAAATCTTACGAAAATGTTCCTCCAGGCCTTTCAACTAGTTTTACTACTGGTACTGAGCCTTCTACAGTTCTTGAAACTCCTTCAAAATTACGATATGGCGGGCTTAAATATGGATCCGTAAAACGTAAGTGATATATAGTAATGAAAACTATAGAAAAAAATTTTACATTTAAACAAACCTAAACACTAAATATTTTTGTACATGGCAAACCCAGACGATAAGTTAGATTTAGACTCAATTACTTTTGACGATGTCATTGGTGAAGGAGTAAGTCTACAAGAAGAACCAAATCCTCAAGATGCGCTTCCTGAAGAAAATGAACTAGATGATGACTCTCTTTTACAAGAAGAAGAAAATAATCATCAAGAGCAAGAACAAGAAGAAGAAGAGTATGATGATGAAGAAGAAGCTTCTTTAGAAAACATAGCTTCAGAAATTTCTAATAATTTAGGAATAGATAGAGAGCATGAATATGACGACACTGTTGATGGATTAACAGAGTATGTTAAAGATGTTTCGCAAGAGATTGCAGAATCTCAAGTTGAAGGACTTTTTGAACAATACCCAGAAGTTCAAAAACATCTTGATTTTTTATTAGCAGGGGGAGACTCAGGCAAGTTCTTTGAATCAAATAATCCAGCAATGGATTATAATAATTTTGAGTTATCTGAAAGAGATGCTCCAACTCAAAAAGCATTGTTAGCTCAATATTTTCAAGCTAAAGGACATGAAAATGACTTTATTCAAGAAATGATTGAAGATTATGAAGATTCTGGAAAACTTTTTGGTAAAGCTCAGGTTGCTAAAACTGCTCTTGCACAAAACCAAGCTTACGAAAGAGATCAACTTTTAGAAAATCAACAACAAGCTTATCAGCAACAACAAGAAAACGACGATCAGTTTTGGGACGGAGTTGCAGATGTTATAGAAGGAGGAAACGAATTTCATGGAGTTAAAATACCAGATTCTGAAAAGAACGGATTTTTTGACTACATATCATCCCCGCAAGGAGATGAAGGTATCACGCAACGTGATCAAGACTACAATAATGCTCCTATGGAGACAAAACTAGCTATAGATTATTTACTATATAGTGGTTTTGATCTTGAAGGAATAATTGATACAAAGGCTCGTACTACAAGTGCTAAAAATTTACGTGGACGAATTGCTCGAAATGAAGAGCAAGTTAGAAACGCAAAAGGAGCACAAAGAGGACAGTCAAAAACATTTGATCCAAACGAATTGGACATAAACTCGCTTTTTTAAAACAAGCATTTAACTTTTAATATAAATAAACAATCATGGCATTGACGCAAGTACTAAAAACGTACTACAACGATTCGCAGATGACCGACACTAATTCGTTGGTTAATGCGCTAATGGAGAAGCCAGAAGAGCTTTCTCCCATTATCACGCACCTAGCCGGGCGTGAAGAAAAAAAATTCCCTCTCTCATTTTTGACAGAAGGAGTCGGTAATACTAAATCTATTGATAGATTTGAATATGAATATCGTGTAAAAACACACGAGATTAACGTTCGCCCAGTAATAGCTAACACTGGTGGAACTACAGCAGTAGGTACAGGAGGAGCTCCTTTTACTATTACTTTCCCAGACCGTTGGTTTGTATTCCCATACACTCTTGTTTCTGAGAGCGGAGTACTTGCTCGTATTATGGAAGAGCCTAAGCAAGTTTCTGGTGGATACCAATACACAATGAAGCTTGTATCTCCGGATGCTACAGCTCTTTCTAATGCTGGAGATTTAGCTCCAGGTGCAATGTGGGGTCAACTATACGCTAACGTAGGAATTGACTTCTCTCGTGGAAATGCTTCTAACTGGAGTGCTCCAGGTAAGGTTCGTTCTAAAATTGGTACAATTCGTAAGTCTTATCAGTTCTCTGGTAATGCTCGTGATTATGTTGCTGAGTTTAGCTTGCCGCTAAAAGCAGGTTCTACTACTAAGTTGTGGATGGATTACGAAGAGTACCGTCACATGCTTAAGTTTAAGGAAGAGTGTGAAACTTATTACTGGTATGGACAGAAGACTCATGATGATAAGGGTAACACCTTAATGGTTGATGAGAATGGACAGCCAGTTGTTTCTGGTCCTGGTCTTCTTGAGCAGATCATTAATAAAGATACATACTCTACTTTGACACAGTCGAAAATTGAGAATGTTATCGGTGATTTATTCTACGGTATGACGGATGCTACAGACAAGCAGGTTACTCTCTACACTGGTGTAGGTGGAGCTCGTGAGTTTGATAAAGCTATGCGTAATTACTATGCTGGAGGAACAACTAAGTCTCCAGGTAATACATACTTGCAGACTTCAGAGCCTAAGTTTATTACAGGTTCTGGACGTAACTTAGGAATTTCTGGTTACTTTACTTCGTACGATCACATTGATGGTCATACAGTAAATGTAGTTAAAGTTCCTATGTTTGATCACGGCGCTGTAGCTCAAGCTTCTAAGAGACATCCTGAATCAGGACTTCCAATGGAGTCTTACCGCATGGTGTTTGTAGATCAGTCTTCTTATGATGGAGAGAATAATCTTCAAATGATTAATAAGAAAGGTCGTGAAATGTTGCGTTGGGCAGTAGCCGGTTCAGTAGTTCCTAAAGGGTTCTCTTCAACTGACTCTCGCGCATCTGATATAGACGGTGCTTCTGTGCACATGTTGAAAACAGCTGGTATCCTGCTTCGCAGATTCGATACTTCGCTTGATTTAACTTGCACTGCATCGTAATTTGTGTTTGGTTTGCAAAGGAGGGGAAGACAATAGTGTATTCCCCTCTATTGCAATTTTTTTATAAGTTATTCTTCTTTATAAAAGAACAACTTAGTTATTCTTTCAAAACTTAAAAGAACATTATAATGAGAAAAATTTTTATTCGTCGTAAGGAGGCGCAAGGTTACCTCCCAAAAGAGATCCGTATAGGAGCTCGAATTTATTTAGGATCTATTTACGTAGGTCGCCAACCATTAAAAGGGGTTGAAGGTGAAGAAGCTAAACAGCTGCTTCCAGATATTATTGGTCTACCACATACTCATGCAGATTTTCCTGCTAAAGAAAAAGAGTTTTGGGCAGGCCTAAGAATTAAAGTTCCATTCGAAGGAAAAGAACTTGATATTACTACAGATGAGGATGGAGTTCCATCAAATCCGCAAGATTATGTTACTTATAAATGGTGTCAAAAACATTCTCAAGTTGCAGAATCAGTAGAATTAATGAATTCTCAAGCTGGTAAAAAGTTTTATATTTTTGATCCACAAAAAGATGTTTTAAAAAGACATAATAAAATACAAGTTTCTAAAGAAGCAGATCTAGAATTTTTAAAAGCTAGTAAAGAACCATCTAGATTAAAACGACTTTTACGAGTTCTTACTTCTGGAAATCCAGATACATTAACTAGTGTTCAGATTGAAAATGATTTATATGAGTTTAAAGGAAAAAGTCCTGCAAAATTTCTTAAAGCTGCTAAAGATAAAGACTTAGATCTTAAAGATGAAATTGCAGAAATGATTCAAAACGAGGTTCTTCGTAAAATTGGAAATCAGCATATTCATGAAGATGAAACATTAGGAGAAAATTTAACTGATACCTTAATATATTTTAAAAATAAAAAGAACTCAGGAGCAGTAAATGTTATGAGGGCTAAATTAAAAGAAGTGAAGTGACCGTACAAGAGATGCATATAGCTGTAAACTTGGGAGTGCAAAAAATTGCATCTTTCCAGGCTGATAATTTATTACCTCAGGAAATTGATTATGAGCTTAATACAGCTGTGCGTCGTTTTATTTCTCAGCGTTACAACGCTCAAGGAAACAAGTATCAGCGAGGGTTCGAACAATCTCAAAAAAGATTGGACGACCTTCGCCATCTTGTTGAAGATGCGGTTATTAACACTGGGAGTTATATGGGGATAGGATATACTTCTTCAATGAATGGGAATATAGATATTTATCGTTTTAAATTTCCTACAGATTACATGTTTCTTATCAATGTACTTACAGATTGTGTAACTACTTGTAGAAAGAAACCAATATATTATGAAGAAAGATTTATTTACAAAGATTATCTACAAATTAATATTAGTCCTCCTGTAGAAGGATATTTAATTAAAGATATTTCTATTGCAAATGAAGAAGGTAGTTCAGAGTCTATTATTTCAGGACTTGACGGTCTTTCTTATGATTATTTAATAGGTGATTATTACAGCGGAGGAATTAATCCTAGTCTTTCTAGCAACGACAGTTTAACTGATAGATACTTTGAAACAGTTTCAGCTGATTCTCCTCCTGCAGATGGGAATGAAATATATTTAGAAAAACAATATGTTGAAAGTAGAGAAAACGGGTTTTATACATTTGGTAACCTTGATGGTCAAGAAGGAGTAAATGGAGCATATGCAATAGTAACTTGGGTAAGTGATTCAGATAATTCTGAAATTTTTGCACAAGTTATAAATACTCCACCACTTACTTCGTATATTACCAACAGAGTATTTCCTGCTATTGATGTAAATAATTTACCAGACGAAATTCTTTTAGAAGATTTAAAAGATTTTTCTAATCTTAGAACTAATTGTAAATTTGTTCAACAAGATGATATTTATAAAATATTAGACGATCCTTTTAATACAACCAAACCTTCACGAATTTTATATACAATTCAAGAAACTTTTTTAGATCTATATGCTACGGGACAATTTATTCCTAATGTAGCTCAAATTAAGTATATTCGTAGACCTGCTGCAATCTCTAAGGGAGAAGGCGTAGGATGCGAGCTGCCAGAGCACACTCATCATGAGATTGTGGAAATGACAGTCAAAAGCATTTTGGAAGGCGTTGAGTCTCCAAGATATCAAACGCAATCTGGGGAGGTCCTGGAAAGCGAATAATTTTTTTTAACGTTTCTAATATAAAATAACATGAAACAAGTTTTTATAAGTAATGCAACTGCTCTTTTAGCAACAGGTGCAGATTACAATGCAGGTGTTCGTACAGTAGGAGGTGTTTCTCATGCTACTGATACCGGCGATGTAGGTATATATAATCCAAGTGCGGGTAAATTTTTAGATGGTGCTAGTGGTCATACATTAGTTAATCTTAGCTCTTCTCCTGCTGCATGGTCTGCAAATACAGATTTTCAAATTGTGTCTGCTCAGACTTCGGGAAATCCTTTTTCTTCCCCAATTATTAACAAGAATGATGTAACTCGAATTCGAGTTGAAAAAGCTGTTGCTCCTGTAAAGCATGCAATTGTTTTTCAAGATGCTCAGTCACTAACTATACTACAAGGTGATTCAGTAGTTCTTAAGTTAAATGTACGTCTTCCAGGAGATGTAGCTTTTTACGAAGCTCAAATTAATCCTTCTGCAGGTGTTACAGGAACAGCAATTAACGCTGCATTCGATAGCCCTCAACGAGTATATTCTACTGAAGTTATTTCTAGTGCTGCCTATGTTGCAGATTCTGGTGACACTTCGGTTTTGCTTACTCAACTTTTTAACGCTGTTGTAGCTAATGGAACTTTAAGTAAGTTAGTTACTGCTACTAATTCTTCAGATGCTTTAACTCTTACAGCTAACATGTATGGTATGATCATAGATGCTACTATTGTTGTTGAAGGAGTAAGTTCAAAAACTACTGTAACAGAAACTGCTATGGTAATGGGTTGTGGTAGTTTCTTTGAAGTTGTTTCTGAAGAGAAAAAAGCTCAATATTCTCAAGGTTTCTTTAATCGTATGTATTTTCCAACAGGTGGGGAAACATTTGCATCTAAAGCTACTGGTGGAGGATCTGCAAGTGAAACAACTACTTACGATAGAATTACTATTGAGTACAATTCAAGTACCAATGATATGCCTGGATTTAACGGTCAAGGCGTAGGTAACCAAGCTGTTATTTACATACCAGCTGTAGCTACTACTACTGATGCGGCTACGTATGAAGCTGCATTTGGGTTTACTATTGAAACTGATATAGACGTTTCATTCTAGAAATTTTCTTAATATGATAATGGGGGAGTACATTCCGTACTCCCTACATTATTTTTTTTAAATTATAATTACTCATGGGATTAAAAAATTTACAGGGAGATACTAGATTAAAAGTAACAGCTTCAAACCTAGCACCAAACTCACGTTACACTATAGAGGTAACAAATTTAACTAAAGGAAATACAGCTATAATTAAGAAGCCTAGTCGTGGCGGAAAGTTAACAACTGTTTTGTCTGCAGATACTCGTGGGGTAAGTAAAGTAATTATTAAAAACAGCAAAGGGGCTGTAATAAAATCCTATGTAACTGTAGGTACAGCAGAAATAGAATGTTGTATAGCTAAACTAGTAACGGACTCAATTAATTGCACATGCAAGTGTGATAAGTGCATAGAAGATTTACAACGTGCACAAACAATACGTTTATTACTACAAGCTGCTCAATACGAAGCATCGTTAGGATTAGAGATTACTACTCAAGAAAAATATACTAAAGCTAAACAGCTGTGCACAGAAGTGTGCGCATGTGGATGTTAACATGGGACAAAGTTTAGACACTACACGCACAAGAGTTGCGTATGTAATACAAGAATTGGTAAGTGAGTCTACTGTAGCAGGTATACAAGAAACTTTATCAGATAATACCCACACAGTTGTAGCTGTATACGCTCCTTCTCAATCTTTTCCTGCATCTTTAGGCACAAGATATGATCCACTTTTGTCAGCGCACGTAAGCAACGTTACAACAAAAAATACTACTGACAATACTACACAGTATAATGGCAATGTTGAGGATATGCAAATCTCTACTGAATACCGTGATGTAGCGTCTGGAAACACTATAGAAAATAGAAAAATTTCTATTTTTATTCCTCTCTCTTTTTTTAACGCAAACAACTCTTCAAGTCCTTTGCTACAGGGAGTGCAAGTGGCGCTTAAATTTGCTACTAGAACTTATAATGTTCATTTAATTATTAAACCTTTATTAAATGCAAGTGGATCTACAATTGAAGGTAGAATTAAACTTGATCAAACTATTTTATTTAAAAATTATAATACTTTAAATGTACCTGTTATATGTTTAAAGGGAGATGAAACTGCTATAGCTGCTTATAACTCAGTTAAACAAGGAGAATTTTCAGCAAGTACTTCTTCAGTTAAACTTTTACAAAAAACGGTTAATACTCAAGGAGAAGAAGAACATTTAGTAACTAAAAATATTCCATACGCGTTTCCTCATTGGTTCTCTACTTTTGATTCTTCTGATATTATAGCAAGTGTAGGTGGACAAAATTATTTATCTGCTGGAACATTTGGAGGCACTAATTTATATGTGTCCCCAATATCTTGGATTTTTCCATGGGAAAACCCTAGCTATCATCCTAATAGCGGTATTTTTGGAACTACTAATATTAACAATTCTTCTATTGAAGCTGGTGCAGAAAATTTAATTCAATTAGATGAATTTTTTAAGATGCATGAAACTGGGTCTGAAAATTGTTGGGGGGAAAAATATGGAACTTTTAGTTCTTATACTCCAAACTCTACAAATGCAGATCTTTTACACTACCCTGCAATCTGGGGGCCAAGTCTAATCGGACTTATAGGATTTGATAATTATAATACACTTCCTTCAAACCCTATCTCAGTTTTTAATCTGTTTACAGATGGTGATTCTCAGTTTGTTATTCCGATTTTACAAACTTTGTATGTAGACGAAATAAACAGTATTTTAATAGATAGACCCAATAATATGTTTGGGGAAATTTTAAATAATCTTGAAACTTCTCAAATTATTCAATTTGCAAGTAAAATAACAAACTCTGGATTTATTGGTGCATACACAAATGGGAATGAAAGTGCATTAAAAGGAAATGTTCCTTTACTTAATAGAGCACATTCTTTCTTTATGCCAAGAGCGGGATATAACTCTTACCAGTCCGGGGGATACATAACTACATGTAGATTTTTTATAGGCACTGACATTAGCGTTGCTAATCTTAAAAGTCTTTCAAAAAGCAGTAAATTTTTAGAGTTTGCAATTAACTCTGCTAATTTTCCAGAATTGCACCCTGGAAACTATATTCAACAAGAACCTGTTGCTAGCAACGATAACTTTGGTAGAAGCATGGAGTGTAGCAGACTTGCTACAAAATTGTTTTATAATATTCAAACTCCTTTAGAATTAGAATCTAGTAATTCATCAAATATTAGTAATATATATGGAGCGTACAACACAAGATACACAGGAGAAACTGCTAATACTGCCTTAAACACAGATGTATTAGATGCTTTCCAAGCAAAAGCATTTTCAAATTTATCTACAACTTTTAATGACGCTTTAGGAAGCAACATGCCAGCAGGTTATGGGGCTTTACCTACTAAGTCTATATCTTTTCAAGATGTAGTTGTTTTACACAATGTTGTAGGTTTTGGAAATGACTCTACAGTTACCCCGAATAGCACTTATGCTAACAATAGTAGCTATACTTTTCCTACAAATTCTTTTAACTTATTTCCTATACATAGTACTAATGAAGGAACATTTGTAGATGATGATCCTTCTAGCACTTTTAGAGGAGAAATATTCTCAGAACGTAATAGTCATTTAGTAAATATTTCCCCGTTTGGGACTCAATTATTTACAGGAAACAGCATATTTCTTCCTTTTTACTACGGCGCTAATGACGATTACGCAGATTTAATTACGCAGACAGGTAGAACAAATGTATTTACTAACAATGGTTATTTTGATCAAGGAGGATATAAAAGAGCTCTTTTAGCGAATCCTAATCTCGAAGGTGAGGATCCTTGGAGCGGAACTAGTAACGGAGCTTTCTCAGGCACTGTTAGTGGATCAACATTTAAAATTAAACATGTTAGTGTAACAGTTTCTGATGTTGAAAATGGATTTTATAATACTCTAAATGCTGCAGGGCTAAAAGTTAATTTTACGTTAGATTACACAAACACTAGCAGCTCAGGTAGTACTCAACTTTTAAATTGTAAAAATGATGCTGGAGGATATACAGCTTCTAATTTAACAGAAGTTTTACAAATATTTGATTCTATAAAATATAAGCCTGGAAGGCTCTCTGATGGGTCAGCTGACTGGGCTTATGAAATTGATATTCTAGATTCTTCAGATGTAGAAAGTGCTACTATAACAGAGCTAACTTCAGCAAACAGTTCATATACTAGTCTTCATTATAGACTTAATATAGTTTTCTTAAATGATATACTTGATCTAAATGAAAGCGGGGGTTCGGCTCCCCATACAAATATTATTCCTGATTTAGAATTAAAGTTGCCTCCACAAAATGCTAATCAAGGAGACGAATGGGGAACTAGACGATATGAAGGGTTTTATGGCTCGCAAGGATACAATAATGTTCCTACAGATATAAACCAATTCTCACGATTTGTTACTTCAGAAATTACATTTAAACCTACAAGTAATGCAACCGGTCTTTTTGTATTTCCTCTTTTAACATACGGATCTATAAAAACTACAATTCCTGCCATTATTGAAGGGTGCACAAATTCAGCAGCTCTTAATTATAATCCAGCAGCTACTTATGATAACGGTACTTGTCAATTTTGCGATTCATATATTAATGACTCTTTACCTTCAACTATAGCTCAAGGGGGTCAAGTTTATACAAGTACAGGAATCGATGAATTTAATATTAAATTGCTTTATCCTCAACCATATAATGCAGGTTGGGGAACAGATATTAATGAAGATTGGTTTCAAGCTTTAAAAAATACTGGAACTATATATTCATCTAGACCTGCTCTTGTAGGAAATGCAGCATCAGCTTATGGGTCTCAAGATGGGTTTGATATTGATAGCTGGAAACTTAAATTAAAATTTTTATCTTTTACAGATTCTCAAATAGCAGCTCTTATAGCTGCAAATGCGTTTACAATAAAAATTTACCCGGCATCAGAAGAAGCTTTAGCAGCAATTCCTTTTGGGGATCTTTCAAACTCAAGTCAGAGTATAATATCTACAGATGCATTACTTAGTTCTGGGCAGCTGTACACAAGCTCAACTTCTCACATAGATACAACTAATCTTACAACTGAGCCTTCTTCTGAAATAACTTGCAATGTTCCCCATACTACAAGTGGTCTTGTATCAGGGGCTGCATATATAATAGAAGCAAAAATAGATTACACTACTGCTTGTAATTACTCAGGGTTTAATACTACTGTATTTGTATATGGGTTTACTTGGGTAACATATTGTGCATGTAGTGATTTTGATAATTTATATCATCTTACTCCGCACGAATGGAGTAACTCTAATCTTTTTCCAGGAATTTGGGAGAATTCAGGTAATGCTACCCCTACTCAAGTAACAAGTAACATAGGATGTTCTACATCTAATCCTACATTAGTGGGATCTGGAGACACTGGATTTATTTGTTATACAAACGATTCTCAAACTGATTCTTGTGATGATTACTGGGAGTGGTGTATGACAAACGCTTCTACAAATTGTGTACCTACAACAAACATTAATGAGCTGATAAATATTGATGGTAATTTATTTTACCCTAGTGAAAGCGTTATTTCTCTTCATGTTTCTGGTGTATGGAACCCTGCATTTAATGCATACTATTATCCAGATGATATTCAATACGTTGTTAATCTTTTAGATAGCACTGGGTCTGTATTGCAATCATTAACTCAAGATGATGCAATATTAGCTACTAATGTAACCGGGGCCTTTCTTACGTTTACTACTGATTATGTTGGGGCATTCTCTCTTCAAATTATAGGGCAAAATGAGATAAATCCAGCAACTGAGGAGTACTATGAAAATATTGGTCTTAGTTGCACACTTGAATCCGCAACGTATAACATTGTAAATGATGCATGTGAAGTTATTATTGGGTGTACAGACCCTGAAGCAAGTGTAGAAACTTATGATCCTAATGCAACTTTTACTAATAACGACTTATGTGAGTATGAACCAGAGTGCGAAGCAATTGTTATTCCTGACATTAATTTAACAATATCTCAAGTACCTGCAACTGTTACTTGCGTATCGGTAACAGAAATAATAAACGGGGTAGAGACTACTTGGGAATATCCTCAAGTGCAAAGCGATGGTTCAATAACTGTAACAGCTGTTCCAGTAAATGCAGATCTTTTTGGATCTGAAGTAATTTCTATAGGAATAGTTTCTGCAAATTTATTAGAAAATGCAGGATACTCTACGTCAGAACTTCTATCATTCTTAATTGCAGGATTTGATACAGATGGGGGAATAGTAGACGAAACTTTAGGTTTATTTTGGTCTCCTGGTACTTTATTACCAGCAGCTGCTTCTGGAATAACTATTGAAAATTTACCCCCAGGAGTTTATTATATAGTAGCTACAGGAAATATAGAACAACAACTTGAGTTTCTTGAAACTTCAGAATGTTTATTTCAAAGTCCTGTTATAATAGATAGTCTTCAGCAAATAACTGTACAAAGTGGGGTAATGCCTGATTGCGAAGAACCTTGTATTATACTTCCTTGTGAGGACTGGGTTTTAGGATGTACAGATGTAAATGCAGAAAATTATAACCCGCTTGCTACTCTTGAAGATGGAACTTGTGAATACGACCTTGATGAGTGTCAACAAAATCCAGATGATGAAGCTTGTATAGATTGTTTTACAGGAGAAGATTTAGGGCAACCACTTCTTAGAGGGGCATCAGAACAAAAGAATTTAGATGATATATGTGACCCCCCAAATACTGGAGAAGGTTGCACTGATCCTTTGTCTTGCAATTATCAGCCAGATCTACCTTTAAGTCTAAGCAATAATCAATTATGTGATTATTGTTCATGTAATGAAGATCCGTTTGATCAAGATTGTTTTCCTGATTCAGGAGATTGCGATCCATCTTCTGACCCAGAATGTCAACCTATAGACGAATGCCCAGATCCATCTAATCCGCTTTGTACTCCTGACCCGCCAACTTCTGCATGTGTTAATCCAGGAGATTGCCCACCACCACCACCACCGTGCGTATTTTTAGGAAATTGCATAGAAGACCCAACAGTTGATGATGAAGAAGATGATGTAATTATAGATGTAGTAGATCCGGTCACAGTAACTTGTCAACTTGATTTAGGTACTGATGATACAGGTCCAGACAGTTTTGCAGAGGTGCAGATGAATGCTTTTGCATGTATGTCTGATCAAGGGAAAAGATTGTTATGGAAACTTCGCAGTGGGATAGAGTATGATAAAACAGACTTGCTTAAGATGTCTCTTATTTCATATTTATTTATGGGAGGTACAGAAAAAACTGATCTTCCATGTTTATGGAACTGCAATGACTTTGGGGAAACAGAAAAAAGAAGAGAAAGAGATTGTGTTGCTATATGGAAAAGTGGGGGAGGACGTTTTTGGATTAGAACAGAATTTTATATTAAAGGCACAACAGTTGCTTATTTATACACTATTCGAGGAAAGGTTAAAAGAGGGTATTTTAAAGCAACTAAAGATATTGTATCTAATGGAACATCCCCAAGAACTCCAGGATCTGGATGGGGAAGATGCACAGATATTAGAGTGCGGACAAAAACTTCAAATGGTATTTCAGACGGTACTGAGGACTATTTAAAAATTATGTGGGAGTACATGACTAGATTCTGTACAAACTGCAGTATTGCAGATTCAAATGAAATTGGGTATCCAATTACTATTCCTGAAGAGGAAGAAGAAGGAGCTGATGACACTTCACAATCTGGACTCCCAATTAAAACTATAACTAATAATCCTACTGGCATTTTAGGTGCTGATGGAGAAGAAATAACATTCTAATGGCAAAAACAGTTTCCAATTTAAGAACTAGTACTGCTTCTGGCAATACTTCAAATAAGTATCTGTTTGTTACAGATATAACTAGCAAAGACTCTACTAAGATTGCTTTAGATAATGTATTTCCATCATTACAAAGTGGTATAGCTTCAGGAACAGTAACTGCAGGAACAGCAGCTGGTACTCCTTTAGACCTTTTTGTGGGTGGGGGTTCAGGGTCTGCTCAATCTAATACAAGTAAATCTGTGCTTATTTTTAAAGGTTTAGGTGTGCAAGATTCTGAAAGTAACACAGCTATTACTATTCGTAATGAAACATTAAATGCAGATGCAAATAAGCAAAACTTAATAGTTAAGCTTGATCAAACAAAAATTAAATTAGATAAAGCACTTAATACTACTGCTAAGTTTTTAAGTGAAGCTGGGGCTACAAATCCTATTACTTTATCAAATGCGGCTCACGTAGGAGAAACAGTCTTAAGAGTGCGTAATGGAAGTACAGGATTAGGAACAGTACCTGTAGGATCTTTACTTGTAGGTAATACTACTAGTGCTATGACTACTGTAGCAATGGCTACAAAAGGTCATCTTCTTGTAGGGGCAGCAAGTGCGGCTCCAACATCATTAGCCGCAGGAACTAACGGATACTTTTTAAAAGCAGATTCTTCAGCAACATCAGGATTAGCTTGGGGACAAGTAACTATTAATAGCGCTACTCTTGGCAGCACTCTTGATTTAGCTAACAATAACATTGATATAGGTACTGGAATTATCTCAGGAGATGGATCTGGAACTAAAGGTCTTAGACTTAGCAACACTTCACATGAAGTATTTGTAGGTACTATGGCTAACGCTAGATTTGACTCAGCTTTAAATGTAGATGCTGGAATTACTTTAGGATCTGTAAATGGGACAACTGCTCAGTCTATAGTTATGGCAAACCATACTACTGGTCATTCTACGCCTCTTTTAAGTATTTTAGGAGCTACTACAACTTCTTCAGGGCAAACTGGGGGAGCAGTAAATATTAAGGCAGGAAATGGTGATGGTAGTGGTAATGGGGGAGACTTAAAATTATACGGAGGATTAGATGGTGGTTCAGGTACAGATGGAACAATTGGTCTTTATACTGCAGGAGCTTTAATGTTGTCAGTAGGCGCAACAGGTAATACAACTTTAACTGGGGGTCTTATACAAAGAGGAAACGCAGGTATAATTCGTCATCAAAATACTCCTGCTGTAACTGCAGATGATACTGCTGCTGTAACTGCTGCTAATATACTTACAGGAATTGTAACGTGTACCCCAACTACAGATAGATCAAAAGCAACAGATACTGCTACTAATCTTATTAGTGGGTTAGGTCTTACTACAGATGATGATTCTTTTGATTTTGCAGTTATTATTTTATCAGCAAATTCAAGTGCATTAGATGTAACTTTAACTGCAGGAACTGGTGTAACCTTAGTTGGAAACATGCACATATCAGCACCAGACGTTGCTGATGCCTCTATTGCAAGTGGTTCCGCACAATTCAGAATTAGAAGAGTTAGTTCATCAGCTGTTAGTTTATACAGAATGTCGTAACTTTAAAATTAATATATATAAATACAAACCTTAATACATAAAATTTTTTAAAATGTCTACAAAAGTTAATCTTACAAACCGCGAGTATCTCCAACTTTATAAAGGATTGGATTCTGTAAAAGAAATTAAAGGTGCTCGTTTTGCTGTTTTAGTTGGTCGTAATATAAAAGAGTTAAAAACTGTTTTAGAACCTATTGAATTAGCTGCAGCCCCAACTGTTGAGTTTCAACAATTGTCTGTACAAATGCAAGAATTAATTACTAACGAAGATCAAAAAGCTATAGAAACTCTTGAAGAAGAGAGTAAAGAGTTAATTGATGATCGTAAAAAACAACTTGAGGGAATAGAAGAAATTCTTAATGAAACAAACGAAGTGCATGTACATATGCTTCGTGAAGATCAGTTACCTGAAGGTATTACAGGAGAACAGGTTTCTAACATACTTCAAATTCTAACTTAATGGGTACAATAAATACACGGCTATCAATCCGTTCTAGCAATATTTTTAGGGGCAGTGTCTCGCAACGTCATGATAGGACGTTTAGTGTAGAAACTCGAGTAGATCAAGGAACTCGAGTAATTAAACAAAATTCTTCTGGGTCTCCTCACGAATTAGCTTCTGGTGCAGAATATTACGATAGTGCGGAATCAGGGGCTACAGCTAACCAAGTTTACATTTTTATACGAAATGTATCTACAGCTGCTGCAAAAACTATTACTATTCAGTTTAACAAAAACGGAACTCGAGATGATGTTATTTTATTAAACAATGGAGAGTACACAATGTTTCCTTGGAAATGTGATGCTGCTACTGATAAATTAGAAATTTTTTCTAACGACTCTGCGGGAGTAAAAGTAGAATATCTTATTTCTCCTATGCTGTAAATATGGCTGATAAGAAAAAAATAAAAAATACAAAACTAGGGTCTTGGCTTGCTAATAAAGCGCCGGGCATCTTGAATATTGTAGGTGATCTTCTCCCAGAAAAAGGAGCTTTAGGTGTAGTTAAAAACCTTTTAGACAATGAACCCGACATAGATCCTGCAGAAGCACAACGTGTTATAGATGCTGAAGTTCGTTTTCAAGAAAACGTAACAGAACGATGGAAGGCTGACATGGGCAGCGACGTTAAGCTAGCAAAGCTAATACGACCACTAACTCTTATTGCCTTAATGGTAATGTTTATGCTGACAATGACAGCCGATTCTATAGATTCGTGGCCTTTTAACGTAAAAGACTCTTATGTGTCTTTATTAGAGATACTTATGTTAACAGCTTTTGGTGCATATTTTGCAGGTAGAACTATTGAAAAAGCAAAAAAATGATACGTAAAACTTTATTAGCTTTATTGTTAATTTTTGGCTCTCTAACTTATGGGCTAAGTCAAGGAGTAATTAAAGACTTCTTTAAGTATAGCACTTTATACACTTCTTTTAGCCAGTCCAATTCTATGGTCCAGGAAGACACCTATGCCGTAATGGATGGGTTGCTTACCGTGGTGCCTATGGAGTACGAGCCTAACTACACCTTTTCCTTTGGTTTAAGAAAGTTAGCGAGATTTAAGTACGAAATTAAAGCAACGAATTTTTACGATGGATCAGAGGTGTCTATGTCAGAGGAGGCAAACATAGGTAACGTAAGCGGTTTTGAGTACGTATTTGAGCACTCGAAGGTAAGGCTTACGGGTCAGGAGTCAAGAGATCAGCGTTACTTCCTTAGACACCTATCTAAATGGGTAGTAGCAGAGTTAGATTTTTTAGAAAACGGACGAGCAGATATAAAGTATTTAGAGACTGCTATTAAACTACGTGTTCAAGTAGGTAATAAATTTAACTTTACTGCAGGTATAGCAGGACGAAGGCACCCCGCCTACACTGTAGCTCCTATTGAGGATTGGATAGAAGAAAATGATGGGGCGTGGTGGCAACTAGCTTATGACTATGATTATGTAGACAACTGGGTATACGTAGACTCTAACAATGATGGGGAATACACTACAGGAGAATGGAGTGACTGGGAATGGTACGGACCAGAAGGCAACTTAGTTGCAGAAACTGACTCAGAATTTAGACGATATCAATATGGATCTATAGTAAACACTTACAATAGAGATATACGTAGTCAACTTCCTAATCAATATCAACTTTCTGCAGCAATAGGGGCAGACTTTTACCACTATTCAGAAGATTTTTGGGTACACTCGTGGGTAAATGTAATGCCATATCATAAAGAATTAGGAGATGAAGAGTACTCTTATGCAAGAGTAGCAGGAAATACATGGATAGATTATAACGCAGGAATTGTTTTTG